ACACATCCACTAATGTATCCTGCTTCGTATTGCCCACAGGCACTCTCATAGTTAGTGCTACTGTAACCCCAAACTTCAATTCCCTTTTCAATCATACGGCGGGACATACCTTCACCAGTACGACCCAGACCTATCATTCCAACTTTCATAATTTTACAGTGTAATTTTTAACCAGGGTAATAGTGGATCAATAACTCCTATGAGCCTGAGGAGACCTTCAGCAAATAAAGCGAGAACAACCCAACCCACACACATAGAAATAATTCCAGCATTCCGGTTGTGTTTACGAATTGCGTCATCAATCATCTCCTGACACTCTTGTTTAGTTACGTAATCTTTTGGCATTATGTAACTCCACTATCTATAATATGTGTGCGTGATTATACTCACCATTTGTTATGAGTTCGTGACTTCACAAGTTTGGTCAGGACAATATTCCTCCTTATAGTAATGCATTTTTTCAATTAAATTTTCGTATTGATCCCACATGTATTCAGAACCAGTTTGTTCTTGGTACATTTTACATGCTTTTTCTAAACGGTAAATGTCGCAGGCATTTAGTCTCATCGTCATAACACAGGTTATACAAATAATTATAGTAATTTACTTAGCAATTCCACGCTCTCAAACTTTTATTAATCCTACTGTCAGGATCTCGTGACGTTTTCTTGCTGGTCAGTTTCTTTTTCATGCCTTTCATTCTTGCACAGAATGATGCACGTCTTTTATTTCCTTTCTTTTTTGATGGAGCTTTTAAATCAGAACCAGGATTTTCACGTTCATAAGACTTTCTTCCTTTTTCATTAAGACCGCCTTCTTTATTTTGACCGGATTTTTTTGTCCATGCAGATTCTGAAAGATCTTTAATCTCTTTATATGATTTCATGAGATTCCAACAGTTATGTTTATTTATTTCTACCTTGATAGTGCCATTTAGGTTTACTCATTAAACCATTTAAATGTACTAAGTTAGTTGAAAGTACATAGCGAGGATTGTCCGTAGGATTTAATTCCGTTTTATGAGTTAACCAACCAGGAAAAAATAAAACATCATTTGTTTCTACTTCAATAGGTCCCCAGATAAGATCAGTACTATCTTGAGATAGAGGTTCTGAACATTTATATGGTCTTAGTGGATTTTCAATTAAAAGGTTTCCACTTTTTTCTGGGACTTCTAGATATGCTGCAATAGCAATACATGCATTTTGATGGTGATGTGCTTCAGTCCATCCACCCTTTCTATGTACATTAATCCATGATTCTGATACAGACATATGACATGGTGGAGACTTATACCATGTGGTCATTAAAAATGAAGATGCATACTCAACAAACTCAAAAAATTTTTCAAATTCTTGCCAGTTATGTGGTACATCCCAATCAGTTTTTACTTTGTACCCTCCAACATTATTAAGATGAACTCCAGTAATAGCATCACCGTTTTCTGGATCACCCCAACCTTTTGCTGTAGAAATTTCTTTTGATTCTTTTAAATAATTATCTACTTTAGGTTGAAATGATTTAAAATTAAAATTAAAATTTGTTTTGTAGATATATGCAGGGAAGGCATCTATGCCTTCCATAAAATCAAACTCATTATGATATTGAAAATCCATAATTTAATTACTCATACTGGTATTTATCTACCTTTTTCCACCACTCATATCCTTAAGCATCTTCTGTAGTTCTGCTGTAGAACCCACAAACATAGCATTGTTGGTAACTTTAGATGGTCCTTTTTTATCTTCATCTAAGTCTTTCATTTTCTTATGAAGATCTTGAAGTTTCTCTGTCATGTCTGAGACATGCTTCATTGCCGCTACAGCAACTTCATACGCTCTTGGGTGCCCACTTTCCTGAGCAACCTCTAACGCACCTCTGACCGCCTCCTGACCTTGATCTATGAGTGAGTAGAGTTCTCCTCTGGTATATCGGTAATCCTTTTCCCGATCATCCTCGTCAACCTTAGGTGGTTGAGGTTTACATGGTTTTGATTCCTCAACAGGTTCAGCACTAATGTTGAGGACATCTTCCATATTTTCTTCTAGATTACTCATAGAAATTCCATCCCTTCATTAAATCCAAAGTCATCTGTAGCAACTACAAATTGATCATCAGCAGCATCAACTTGTCCATCTTGATTATAATCAACTTTTGCTTTAGGTGTGTATGACAATTCAACGTGTCTCTTGTTAACATTAAGATCTCCAATAGTCTCAATGACACGTGCCTTACGAATAACATCTGCCTTAGTGTAAGGACCATAGATGTAAGACTTTGCGGTAAATGATAAAGTATATGTAATAGATCTTCTTGTAGTAAAGTCTTCTTCCCAATCATCCTCAAAATTTACACTGTTGAGAACAAAAGCAACATCCCTAATTTCATCCATGTCAGGAATAAATTTAATACTTACATTTAATGATGGTTGAAAAAATGGTAAAATTTGTTCTAGAATTTGTAGTCCGTCGTCTTGAGATTTAGCAATAATACCAAGTTCAAATCCGAGATTGTATGGTACGGGAACATATTGAGTTTTTACTTCTTCTCCGTTATCTGCAATAACAGTTTTATATTTTTGAGTAGCTGCTGTTTTTCTTGCACTATCATAATCAATGCTTGACATTTCAAAGTACATTCTTGGTAAAGTAATCGCTACTTTTCTACCATCAGAAGGGTTACCCTGAAGTCTATACAAGAATTTTTGTTTAGGTCCATAAGCAAGAGGAACTTTTTCAGTTTCCAGTACTTGACCATCAACAGTTTTTCTCAATTCAATATTATTGAATAATGTTCCAAAAGCGATTACTGTTTTTCTAACCGCTTCGTTATAAAATTGTGTTCCTAACATTAGAAGCTACCTGTAAAATTACCAAACTCACCGAATGGGTTTCTTTCACCCCAGTCAATAATATTATCCGCACCATCTTCAATTGATTGATTCTGATCAAACTCAGTGCTTGTGTTATTAATTGTTGAGAATGTTCCTAGTGTATATATCGCATTAGACTCAACACCTCTAATGAGATCTCCATCTAAGAAATTACCAGTACGATTCATTACCTCTAAGGTATAGTCAACTCCATTCCAATCTGCTACCTCAGCAATTGTTGCACTATCTAAGTCAAACATCTGTGCTCTTTGACCACTGGTAGTAGTATCTGTATAAGCATTAATTACGTATTTAAGATTTACTGAGTCGTAATAAAAATGTCCTGGTACAGTTGTTACATCCGTACCATTAAATGTGTAAACGTAAGAAATTCTACTATCTTCAAATTTCCAGTAGTAGTATTTTTTCTGAGTAGTAGTTGCATAGTTTGGATCAAATCCACCAAGAGCAGTTACTTCAATTACACTGTTAGATGAAGTCCAAGTTCTACTACCACTTTGTTGTACCATTCCACCAATAACAACATGCTCATCTTTAATAAATTGAACCGCTTGAGGTGGAGCATCAATAGATATGGTAGGTGGGTTTGCAGGATCATATCCCGTTCCTCCACCAACAATTGATAGTGACACTACACCACCATCTTCAATAGTAGATTCAACAATACCACCTGTTCCTCCTCCACCAGTAATACTTATGGAAGGTGCTGTGTTGTAACCAGTTCCTGCCAGAGTTACAGTTGCTCCAGATATACTGCCGCTAGAATCAACGGTAACTGTTCCAGTTGCTTGCTGTCTGGTAGTAAGACCAAGATTAAGGGTTGTGATGTTACTGAAATCTCTTTCAATATCGTCAATTTCGTCAATCCCGGTGTCAAACTTGTCTGCTCCTTGCTCGTAGAGCTCAGCAGTAAGAACATAAAAATACTGTTTGCCCAATTGGAAGAATGGTTGTTCTCTTTCAACATACTTGATCTCGTAAGTATCTTCTGTCAATGGAAAATATATGAGGTCTCCTTCATTCGGTCTACCATCTACTGCTAAATTCATTGCAGGATTTGCAGATTGTTCCCACCTTCTTCTAGAAACAACAAATGTAATTTCGTCAGTAATTCTTAAACCAAACTTACTAACAAATTCATTGCCTGCTCCAAATCCTTCAACATTAACCAGCATCATTTCAATCATATAACTTTGATTGAATTCTGATTGAATGACTTCTCCTAAAGTTTTATCTTTAATTTGAACCCTAGGAACATAATAAACATCAGCACCAAACAATTTAATTTGCTCGTCTACTAAATCTTGTACAAGATTTTGTTCGGTTTTATTACCACCATATTGTGGGAAGTATACCTTTTTCATCCTATCATATCCATTGGTGGAAGTTCATATGTACTGCTGGATTTTTCCATTAAAGCAGCAATTTCTTTTTCTGCATCGTCATATAGTTGCCTACCATTCATACTGACACCACCTGGAAGTTGAATGCCGTTAAATTTAATAAGGTTCTGACCCCACTGTCTTTTAATTAATGCAGTACTATATTTTTTAATGAACGGATCATTATACACTTGAGTAAACGTTTCTGGATCAAGTGCTCTAAAACAATCAATTAGTAACCATTGATCTTTAGTAACTCTTAATGGATCAATATCAAGATATAAACGATCTTGTCTGCAATTAAATCTATATGAAATCAATGATCCAGTATTGATAATCATATCAATATTTTCAAAGTGTTGCTTTATCATGAAGTAGTTGACCATATCAAAACCACCAAAAGCAAGACCTGTGCCTGATGCATTTGAAAATAAATCCATCAAATAATATTGGTTGCTCATACCAAACATATTATTTCTTATAAAGTTTGAACTGATACCATATACTTTACTGATACCAAATATATGATTGGGAATTTCTAAGTAATTTTTTCTGTTCTCCCAAGTTGCTGCATCTGGAGCAGCAGTAGAAATAGTTTCGTCTTCTGATGTAAACCTTGTTACATCAGCATCAGTAAACACGTGCTTGAGATACATTCTCTCAACACCATCATAGTGACGCTCACGATAATATTGCAATGCATCATCAACAGCATCGTCAATTTGATCGTCATCTATATTGATCTCTAGAACTGGGAACCCTAATTGTCTTAAACAATAGTCCCTTAGCTCGGACCTGCTAGAAGGTTGAGCCATAAAAAAATACCCCTAGTTTCCTAAGGGTATTTATAATTCCTAATGATGATCAGAAATCAATCGGATTTGCTGCGAGAAATGCCGGAACCCAATTAGGATCAAATGCTATAATATCTTCTTCCTTGGTAAGATTATTCAATAAAACTTCGTGGGCATTGTTGGCATCACGTGCTGCTTTTCTGTATGCAGCAACTTTTGCTTGTCTAGTAGTTACACCTTCACCTTCAATAGCATCTAATTCTACTGCTCTTTCACCACGCCATTCAACGGGTTCAATAGCATCCGAAATTAAAGCTTTAATTCTAGTAGTTTTATTATTTTTTACTTGAGTAATACGGAATGCTTCTGCTTCTAATAATAATAATGCTTGCTGTTCTTTTTTCGTTTTACCGGTAAAACGATTAACAACAGTATCTTTAGCAGCATTTAATGTTAAAGATAAAAAATCCTCATTAGTAGGATCAAAATTATATTCAACAATATAGTCACCAGAGTCTAATGACTCCCCCTCAAAAGGGTTAGTATCCCACATATTTGTGGGAAGTATAGTTCCACTCTCTGTACTGAAAAAAATATATGCCATGTGACTACTTTAATTTCCTATTATATTTATTTATTACTCCAGATTGCTCTCTAATTGAGAACTAAACATAGAAGTGTTGTACATTGAAGGAACAATGAAAGGATATCCTGTACTACTTCCTGCAGTATCAAGCATGTAAGCATTGTAATTACTATCCCATGAGTCGTAGTTAGCTCCATCACTTCTTTTAGTGAATTCAAAATCTAAATCATGCACTCTAAAATAAGTACCAGGATTATCTTTATTTGAAGACCTTGAAACTATCATTTTATTTTTACCCAAAGGAGCAAGAGATCTTCCGTGAGTTTGATCTTGGTTTCGGAAATACATCCACTTACCATCTTTAACTCTTACGCATGCCCAATAGATACCAGATCCATAATAATATGAAGGACAAAATGCCCACCAATAATCACCACTACTACTTACTTGCCATCTAGAACCAAATTGCTTTCCTTGTTCATATCCATAACTTGTAGTCCAACCTTGATTCCATACCATACCAGCATATGTTCCATCTGCATTCCATTTTTCCAACTGGACACCATGACTAGGTGTCATTGTAAATGTAAATACTATTCCATTATCGCAAATACAAGTTTGAGATCTGTGATAAGCTTCCGCAGTACCGGAGTACGAAACGGCGCGATCAGTACTTCTATCGTATACAGTATAATTTGAGGAATTATTAAAGAACTGATAAATTTTTGAATCACTATCAGATTTAGCAGCACTTCCTTTAGGAGTTCCTTCAAAATGATTATTTGCAAGAGCATATGCTCTCCAATCCATATTTACATCATTATAAACGATAGGTTGACGCCTACCGTCACCATCAGTTTGCATCAAACAAACTTTTTTAGCTCTAGTATTAATACATGAACCACCGTACATCCTTTCGTTGGTGGTATCGCTAGTGGTGACTCCCGCAGCAGTTTGGACTGGGATAGTGATCATATTTGCCCCCTCCCTAGTCCAATTGTGATAATACTTAGCCGCATTTCTCCCACTAAACATCATTCTATGATTTCCGCCACTTCCTTCTCTATTACAAAACCAAGCCCAATCTTGGTCTATATCACCTACAATAGAGTTAACATCTCTAAATGAATATGGAATCTTGTCTGCCGCTGATGGCCAACCACGAAGATATCCTGCAGTTTTAGTAAATTCAGTTACACTAACGTGTCCTTGATGTCCTAAGTAACCATTATTGCAAGTGTTGGCACCATAGTTTTGGCTGCTGCTTGGAGTGGACGTGGTTTCCTGGTATTCACTACTGGAATAAGCATTAAAAAATTCTGGGGCGTAAGAAGTATATGTTCTGAATTGATTGTAATAATCGTTACCGTCGCCAACATACTTAGCAATCGGTTCTATATTGTGGTCAAATAATATCCAACCACAACCCTGAACACTATGCTGACATGCATAAGTAGCAAAACATGGTTGGGTATACGGATCTTGAACTTTGGATTTAACCGTTGCTGGTTTAGTACTAATACTTCTTGCCATTGGGAATATTGCAATATTTTGGGATATCAATCACCTATATTTAGGCGAAATGTTCTTTGGTCTTAAATGCACGTAACTCTTCAATAGTTGTTAATGCATTTAAGTTTGCTTCTGCTTGATTTGATTTAGTTCTTACTGAATTTCTTTCTGTATAATATTTGGTTAGTTCATTGTTATTACCATTAACTAAATCAGTATCGCGAGCTCTGGTTTCTTTCCATTCCATTCTCCTTAACAACTCTCTAGCATATAATTTAATATCTTCAGTTTTAAATTCAATTTCTACATCAATTCGCATTTGATCATCTTCTTCTTCAATTAAAGCAACTTGTTCTGCAATAGTTTTACCAGGAAATCTGTTTGACATAGTTACATTATCATCCGCCACTGTCATTGATGGTAGATAATCAGTTTCTTGCCAATCATATTCTATAATTAAAAGATATCCTTCAGGAGCTCCTCCACGTCCCCATTCTTCCGCTTCAAGTCTAGTGCTATATACACCAAAAGCTGATTTTTGATAGTTGTCGTATCCGATAAAAGCCATTTTTATAATCCTGAGATATTGGGCATGTTAGGTTCACCACAGAATAGTGAAGTATCATATTTTGCTGGAATGATTCCTGCATATGCGGTAGTATCACATCCTCCTTCAAAAGTTTGGGTCATCCAATTTTGAAGGTTTAGCTGATCACCGTAATTTTTTCTTTCCATTTCATATGCTATATCAACTGAGGCAATGTACATACCTGCACCGCCGTCTGTATTGATGCTTCCATTGTATCCCATGCTACTTACACCAATTGGGAAACATTGGTAACCATAAGTACTTTCGTTGTTGTAATACCATAAGATTTTACCATCAGAAACTCTAACAGCCATCCAATAGATACCAGCTCCATAATAATATGAGGGACACCAAGCCCAAAAATACTTACCGTCGCTACTTACTTGCCATCTAGCACCATATTGCCTACCTTGTTCATATCCATAACATGTAGTCCAACTTTTACCATGCCAATATTCACCATTTGGACTGAGACCACTGCTTGGTTGAGTTCTATCTTGCTCTTTAGTAGTACCATCCCATTTCCAAATAGTAAATCCCCAACTAGGCACCATATTGAAGCAAATGATATCTCCATTATCACATAGAACAGGTTGAGGTCTATATCTAGCCTCGTTCTCGCCACTGAGATTATTAAAACTAGTGTAAGTGTTTAACTCCTGATACTCTGTGGCATTAGCAGTATTATGAAAAAACTCGTATAGAGTATTATCATTAGTATCTTGGTCTAGACCGGCTGTTGCTTCCGTAAAATTTTTGCTAGCATCGTGGGCAACACGTCTAAGATCTGGGCAGTTGTTATAAACTACTGGTTTCCATCTTCCATCACTAGTGGAGTACATAACAAGCAACTGATTAGTTTTCTTGTTATAACAACATCCACCATACGTAGTATGGAAATTTTTGCTAGCACCATCACGACCGGTCCAAGTATTTGGGATGTAAGTTCTACCGGCATATACACCATTATGCCTTACAACACGATATTGAGTAGCAGATCTTGCACCAAGAACTAATTCTTGTTTTGTTTGACTACCACCGTTAGGAACAAAGATAGCATAATCTTGATGAGATTCATTTACGATGGGGCAGACATCTCTAAAACCATATGCTCTATAACTGGTGCCATTATCCCGACCAGACATGTTCCAACCACCATCATTACCAGATTGACCCCCTGGTGATGAATGCGACATATGTCCTAGATATCCAACTGAGCAAGTAAAAGATACAAAGTATCCATTATTACTACTTGGAGTTTGATTGGTCTGAACACTTTGGTAACTACTTGTAGATTCAAAAAACTCGGAAGCGCCGGTAGAATAGGTTCTAAAAGATCCGTACCTGTCGCTACCATTACCATGGGTCGTAGCAATTATATTAAAGTTATGATCATACTGATAATAACCCCCGCCATGACTATGGTTCATTGCGTATGCTGTAAAACACGGTTGAGAATACGGATTAATCGTCTTCTGTTGCTGTGCAGTATCAGTTATTGTTAGTCTACGAGCCATTAGATTGTCCTTTATAGTACTTATTCAAATATTTAAGCGTTGCCGTCAATACCATAGGCAACTGCTGAAACTCCAGTTGACGCTGCCCATACTTGAATACCATTTGTGTTGTCAGCAAGGATGCCGGTTCTTTCAAGAACACCGTTTGCTGGAAGAGAAACGTTATATTCAATGGTATCTGCATCTGTAACAGTGGTAGTTGCTGCTAGTGCAATTCTAATTTGAACAGAACTAGATGTTCTATTGCAAATATTAACAGTACAAACTTTAATGTCTCCTGCTGAGGTGGGAGCGACTAATGTCTCCCAAGTTGAGGCGGACGCAATGTCCACCTTTGCATATACTCCTGACGCCATGTTAATGCTCCTTGTTAGATATTGCTTATGGTGTTATGATTATTTATAATTACATTGCGGCAATGAAGTAACCAACAGCGGTTACTACAGTTGTCTTGGACTCAACGAATGTCTTAACTGCCAACTGAGTTGGAACTGATATATCATCAGCAGATGCACCAGCAAGAGTGACATCATTGTCAAATGATACACCCAGTACTGTAGTTTCAGTTAGAACCGAAGTTCCGCCAACGTGATATTCCTTAGAAGAAGCAATATCAACATGCTCTGAAAGAAGCCACTTATCACCAGATGCTGACCAAGAAATAGTCTTGTCGTTACCAGCTTTTACGGTAATACCACCACCGTCTCCAGTGATATCTGAAGGTCCACCAGCACTGAATACAGTACCAGTTGCACTACCACTACCTTGGAACACAGCACTTAATGTAACTGTATTTCCACTAACAGCAGCAACTGTGTATGTACCAGACATAGTGACTGTACCGCCACCGGATGTTAGTCCAACAGCAACTCCAGGTGCGAGGTTAGTTGTATCACTTACATTAGTGATATCAGTTGAACCGGAAGTGATGTCACCAGTAAAAGTACCGGAAGCAACTGTACCAAGTTCAATGTTACGATCTTTAGAAGTAACAGTAACGGAATTAACCGAAGTTGTAGTTCCTTTAACAGTTAAGTTTCCTCCAACTGTAAAGTCAGAACTAACTGAATTCAGTGTGCTGACATAAGTAACGACTGCTGCCTGAGTAGGAACTTTCTCGTTACTGTTCTGCGCCATCGTGCCATCAGTTGAGAATTCGTTAATAGCAGCACCCAACTGAGCACCGATAGAACCAAGTCTCAAACTTGATAGACCAGATAGGTCAAAAGCAGAAGCATCTAGAGTTGCTTTACCAGTTGCCTGCTCAACTCTAAAGTACTTACCAACTGCGAAGTTACCATCTTGGTCAGTAGATACGTAGTAAACACGACCAGGACGTGATTCATCAGTTTCCTGTGAAGGAACATTTGGTGATAGAGGAAGACCAGGCCAATTTGTATTTGCTTGACTTCCAGTACCAATGTCTAGGAAATCGTGTGCAGTTAATCTAACTTGAGAATAACGATAACGAATCTTGAAGTCTTGACCATCGCCAGCAGCAATTACTTTCTCGTCAGCAAATAGTAACGTAGTAATACCAGTAGTATCAGGAGTTACTGCAGAGACAAGGAAGAATTCATTATCAACCTTAACAAAATCATTTGATTCAAAGTTAAGATCCGCACGTTTGATACGTAGGAAGAGTTGTGCATCTGTAGCATCTTCAATTAGTTCATCTTGTGAAGTAACCTTAGTTTGATAAATGGTTACTGCATCACCCTGTGCATGATTTTGTGCAACAGTTCCGTCTTGTGCCCTAGCAACTTCAATTTGGTCTGCAGCGATAATTGCTACAACCTTAAAGAGTTCCTGGTTAACAACAACATAACCGTTTGCAATCATTCCAGTAACGCTTGCAACACCCATGATGTATGGTGCTGCCACAGTACCTGTTGAGGTAGAGTTGATAGCACCACTCAAAGTGGTTGATACAGCAGTTGCGTTCTCTGGGTAGTGTGTTATACTAGTAGTACCATTATGCGTTGCTGCAGTTGATCCTAGAGCGCCTCTGTTGACCGTTAGTGAACCTCTACCATCCGGAGCAGTATAGCTGGAGTTGGAGATAACGTATGAACCAGCGTCATCATTAACTCCATTATCCTGCATCTCAACAGAACCACCCTGGTCAGGACCATATGTAAGATCAACAACCGTAAGAACAAAACCTTTTTGTCCGGTAACGGCATCGGTATTATTGACGAGGGTAATATATGCAGATGAAAGTTGTCCTGTAATTACTTCACCTTGTACAAAGGTTCCTGTAATTGGGAAGTAGTAAAGGTAACCTGAAGGTGACTGATCGCTGATCAACTCACCAACTGCACCCGAAGTACCACCAATGATTCTTTCACCTGGAGTATATCCTCCATCTTTAGCAGCAGCAGGATTAATTTCTAGACGACCACCTTTGATTTTACCGTTAACAGTAGCTTCATTAGCATCAAATCCCCTAGCAATTGCACCATACTTACCATAAGAAGAGTTACCAGAAACACCACGAATTCTACCACCTCTTGTGGAGGTGTATGAAATGTGATTATAATACGTGAAGCAAGATACAATCTCAGTTGCAGCACCTCTAGTTACATAGAAACCAATACCACCATCAAGGATTTGGGTATAGGAGTCAAACACCATTGACTTGTTTGACTTAGTTGTGGTGTTGTCAAAATGTCCATGACTACCACCATCAAGAACAACACCTACAGCAGCACCACCAATTGCGGCACAGTTTTGAATATAAGGTGACTTAGTAATCGGTGAATTTGGATTAAGTCTGAAGTATACACCTTTAAGCGTTCCATGATCTGTGTTCTTATCATCCGGAGCATAAGGAACAAATCCAGACATGCCTTCAAATACCATATCTTTAATGGTATTTGCAGAAGACAGGAAGAACATCGTGGTTTCCTGGTTAGGAATACCAGCAGCAGTCGTGATAGTCTTGTATGCATTATCATTAGTAACTGCAGTAAGATTGCCTGTGAATATTGAACCTGCTGCTAAATCGCATAAAGTTTGTACTGCTGCAGTTTGAGTTGCACAGAATCCAGGATCACTGGTAATTGTATTATCAATTACTTGATTGATGACGTTATTCGTTGCTGCAGATACTGTTTCATTTTTAACTACCTGAATACCAGCATCACGAATAATATCAATAAGTAATTTATCTTCAGAACCAACAGTGGTAATAGAATCAGAACCACCGGCAATAACAGCAGTTGCAAAAGCATGAACTCTGTCATTACCACCGGATCTTACTTGAGCAGCAAGTTCTACAACAAACTCCTCCAATCTTACGCGGACATCAGCAGCAGCACCAGTAGGATTTGAACTTTGATCTGTAACAAATTTATAGTATGCTTGGTGAGCAAGGAAAGTTTTGTTTGAAACTAAAAGATTTGCAGCATCAGCAGACGAATTGGAAATTGTATTTGTCCATTTGTCTGCTGTATTCCAAGTACCACCAGTAACCTGTTGGATAGTAATAGTATTTGTTTGAGACTCTAAAATTCTAGCAGTCTTAGTTCCAACTGAGTTAGAAACGATATCTCCATACTGGAAAGAATCTGCTGCCTGAGAAAGAACTATATTTTGAGAAGTGGAATTAAAACCTGCTTTCGGTTTAACTTTTGAAGTTCTTAGGTTATCACCAACAATAGAAACAAATTCAGGAACTATAATCGGAAGAGTTTCTTCGTAGACACCTGCTTTGAGGTAAATTGCAATGGGATTTGATGTACTGGCTGCGTCTGCACCAGTTAAAGCACCAATAGTATCACAAGCATAACGTAAACTACCAAATGCTCGCGAGATTGATCTACCGCTATTTGAATCTGAACCTTCTTTGGTTACGTAGTAAACAGCATTTGATACATTATTGGATTCCCATCTTGGCAGAATAGGTGAACCTCCAACAGTTAGAATCTGACCGCTTGCTTCTTTAAGTTCTGCTGTAGTTGCAGTATTTGGATTTGCTGGTAGAGCAATTCTGTTAATACCAGATGCAGATTGATAAAGAAGGTCACCAGTTTCTTGTAGTACCTGAGCAGCGTCACCACCTTGAGAGACGTAGTTCCAATAAACTGCAGTAGTATCAAGTTCCGGAGCAGTTGTTGCACCAGTAGTGTTAGATCTAATACAAACGTAAGAGTTACCGTTTCTATTAACGACATCACCTAGTTGATAAACTGCACCATTATTCCATGCAGCGTTCCAGTTTAGACCTTCAAGAACTAGGTCCCAGAATCTTGTATTAGTTGGATATGGGATATAGGCAATAGTACCGCCAGTAGCACTAGCAGTCTCAGTACTTTCAATCGTAAATCCGGTAGTCGTAGATAACTTGACGCGGAATGTTGTATTATATTGAGCAGCAGATGTTCCAGAAAGTGTTACTAAATCACCAACACCATATGGTGCGGCAGGTTGAGCAGCATCAAATACAACTGTTACTTCACTTCCATCACCACTGATAGTGGCAATAGTGTAAGACTCTGGAGTTGTAGTAAGTTTACATGAGTAAGCATTACCACCATACTTGACAAGATTTCCTGGTTCGTATACTTCGTTGCTGTCAAAATCACCTTGTGGTGAGAAACCAGTTGAAAGAACTTTCCAATAAAGTTCATCCGTATTTGGTGCTACGTTAGTAGAATTTTGTTGTGCTGTGTATGTGTAACCACCAAAGGTTACAATGTCACCTTTTTGGTAGACAGTTGCAGAGGACCAAGTATCTTCAAAATTTAGACCTTCGGAATAAACTTCAAATTTAGTGAAGTCAAAAGTTGCAGGACCAGTATGTGCCGTAGTACAACGATAGACTGTATTACCGTACTTGACAAGATCGTTTAGTGAATACCAAACTGATGTTGTTTGATATTCTCCACGATTTCTAAGACCTTCTGTTTGAAGATCCCAATTTCCTAGGTCGGAAGAATAAAAACTAGTTTCCGTATTTGCGGAAGTGTGGTTGGTGGTACAGACGTATGCATTTGCACCGTACTTGACAATATCGTCAATGACATAAGCAGTGCTCGCCGTCCAATCACCGCGCCACTTAAACTTCAGTCTGCCGAGTCTAAAATCTGCCATTTTTTAAATCCTTACTTAGGTCCTTGAGTGTTATGATCATATGATTTATTTAGTCTTGCAACTAAGTAACCATCATCATCAATGAAATATGTCAAGCGTCTGAAATCAAACCTGAACTGTTGGTATTTATCATCAGTGTCATTTGAATATTGTCTCGCAACATTGGGAGTTGCATCCACATATTCAGTTCCTTGGAGGAAATCTTTATATTCCTCACCATCAGTTCTATGAAAATCGTAAACTACGTCTTCAGTTGATCTCGCATTAGTATAATGAAGCATACCGTCCTTATCTCTTCTCAGAGCGTGTACGGTAAAGTCGTTTGAATTGGCAACATTTTGTTCTTGTGTTGCAGTACTTGCACTAAGATATAAACTCATGCCATAATCCTCCAGTAAGTTCCATCCCAAATAAACTGAACATATAGACCAGCTACATCAAGAACAAACGTGGAATCAGTATTTCCAAATTTATTCAGAAACTGTTGGCCACCAGTAGTTGTCAACGTAACATTATTTATAGCCCATGTTCCTTTAAAATCAACTAGTTCCAGCATATCACCAACGTGAGGAACAACTCCCGCTGATTCAAATGGCATAGTTAATGATAACTCACTTGCAGTAGTATCAATTAACCATCTAAGTCCGCATGATAAACTTGTATTTGTGTTAACAACTTCCCATCTCGTTCGTTGGAGTTCAAACCCTCCAATATCACTACCATCATGTACAACAGCTGTTTTTTTATCGGTATCTACCGTAAGTTCAGCTAACGCACCTGTAAATAGTGCGTGTTCGGAAGTTGTGCCCTTTCTAAATTGTACCTGAGTGGTCATTATTAGCGCACAGTTTTTCTATGATCTATTTATAGAATTAAATCATCCAAACATATGTGCGAGGTGGTTGGAACAACTCAACTTGTACAATTCCGAATCCACTAATTGCAATTGAACCACTTGCAATATAAGGAGCACGTGCAAATGCCTCATCTCCATTAATAAATCCGAACAACGTTCCAGATCCGGAATAAGCACGGGATCTGATGGTTGTACTAATACCATTAACATTAATTTTAACGAATGGTTGTTCAGAGAATGTGAGTAATGGATCTCCTGAAGTTCCCTGAAGTGTAAATTTGCCTGGAGTACCAAGTTCTTTTGCGGTAATTTTTTCGGATATTCTTTCTCCCGCAAACGAGAAGAGCATTTGCTTCTCGTCTGGATTGACTGTAAGAGATTCTGCTGCACCAGATAGAGTTGGGATAATACCAAACCCAACAAAATCTCTTGCTCTTGTAGTAGTTGCATTTCCACTGAGAGGAATTGTTCCTTCTCCAGTATGTGCAAATCTGACAAGAACACCAGCTTCTCCTGATGCCTTGAACAATCCACCTTGACTGACTTCTCTTGCAGTTGTATTTTCTGTTCCTGCACCAATGAACGAGAAGAGCATTTGCCTCTCGTCTGGATTGAAGGTAACCGATTCTGCAGATCCTGATAGTTTTCTGAGTGAACCAGAACCAACATGTAGTACGGAGATTTTGTTGATAGAATCTCCGGAGACCTTGAACAGAACTTGTTCTGTTTGTGGTACAACTCCAGTAGATTCTGATGCTCCACCAAATCCAAAGAGTGAACCAGTACCAATAATACTGCGATGAGTAGTGAAGAATACCTTGCCACTGATCTTCGTCTGAACAAATGGTTGTTCTGCGAATGTAAGTAATGGATCTCCAGATGTACCAGAGAATGTAAATGTTCCACCTTGACTGATTTCTCTGACAAGAATTCTTTCTGTACCTTCTCCTGTAAAGGAGAAGAGCATTTGCTTCTCGTCTGGGTTGAAGGTAATAGATTCAGCACTACCTGCAAGAGCAAAGATATTACCAGATCCAATGTTGTTCGGAACAAACTTCTCTGTAACAACACCAGAAATTTGAGCAGAACCAGAACCTGTGTATACACTGGTAAGATTTTCTTGACCTTCTCCAGTAATATCAACTTCAATCTGTTTGATTTCAGTAGCACTGAAGGATTCTGATGCTTCCCCAATGAAGGAGAAGAGCATCTGACGTTCATCTGGATTAAACGTTACAGATTCTGCAACACCATTAATGGCGAAGATATTACCCGATCCAATGTTATTGGGAACATATCGTACAAATACATCACCAGAAACTCTTAGGTCAGCTTGTAGTTCTGGCGATGCAGTGAAGGATTCTGATAGACCACCAATTCCGAATAGAGAACCAGTACTAAATTCAACAATAGATGTAGTCTCTGCAATTCTCGTTCCGGTAAACGAGAAGAGCATTTGTCTCTCTTCTGGATTGACCGTAAGAGATTCTGCAGATCCAGAAAGTGTTTTGAGTGAACCAGAACCAATATGTAGTAGACTGAAGTTTGTTTTTGCTTCACCACTAACTGGGATAGTACCAGTAACAACCCAAGATGGTTGCCAATCAAAGGTCTCAAAGTCAGATAGTGGACCTCTGCGAATTTTGATTGGTGTATCAATACCAACATAGTTCTCGGTATGAGTATCTTTTCCTTCTCCAATAAAGGAGAAGAGCATCTGTCTCTCGTCTGGATTGGCAGTGAGAGATTCGGATGCACCAGCAAACTTCCTGAATGTACCAGTACCAACAACACTTGGTACATAATGTGTCTTGGCAATACCACTGACAGGAATAACTCCAAATGGTTGCTCTGCAAATGTAAGAATCTGAGGAGTTGTATCTCCAGATAGTCTGATTTCAGTCCCGTCTTCTGGTGGATTGGCAGAGAATACTTCTTCGGATGTACCACCAAATTTGATATGTGCTGTAAACTCTGGAAGTTTTTTGGTAATTGCTTCGGAACTAATTCCGTTAGAGAAGATAGCACCACTTCCAATAAAGTCTCTTGCTCTTGGAGTTGCAGCAACACCAGAAACGTTGATAGTTCCAAATACAAAGTGATGAACAAGTACACGTTCAACCAGATTATTAACAGTGAATAGACTTCCTGTTCCTGTGTATGGAACAGTAAAGCTTTCTGCGAGAACACCAGATAGTTTGATGTCTGTGGTAATATCTGGTGGGTTGAATGATACTGCTTCTGCTGCACCATTGATTCCGAATAGTGAACCAAATCCTGTAAATGCTCTTGCTCTTGGAGTTTCTGCAATTCCGGAAACTGGAATTGTACCTTGAGATACCCAAGAAGGTTGCCAATCGTAAGTAACAAATCTGCTGAACGGACCAGGAGATACTTTGAATAGAAGTTGTACTTCGTCTGGTGAGTATCTTCTGCTTTCTGTGGCACCACCGAATCCGAATAGAGATCCACCACCAAATGTTCGTAGACTGAATAATGGAATCGCTGCATTGCGAACAAGAATCGGTGGAGATATATTGTTCCATTGAGGTGGAACAACAACGAATGCATCTCCAACAATCTTGATGACTGTACTTTCCGTAAATATAGAAGTATTACGAATGTACTTCTCAACCAGTGTACCCTTGAGTGAATCAAGTTGACCGAATGGACAGACAAGACCAGTAGTATCAAGGATATGTCCGTAATCTGTCAGTCCATCTTCTGTATCTGATACATCCTGATAGTCTGCGAATACTGTTGGTACAGTTGTAAATGCAGTTAATGTATAAGTTACTCCAGGATCAATTGATAATGTAGATCCTAGAGTTACCTTTGTGCATCCAGAAGACGATGTGGTATTTGTAGAAACGACCCCATCAACATCAACACATACACTATTTGCAGAAAGATCAACGATTCTTCCATAATCAAGTTCAGGTTCGTCTCTACAGAGATCCATACTGTAAACTTCAGTATGCTTCTCTTCTGAAAGTTCACTGAGTTCTGGTTTCTTGGAACATAGAGTAATAGAACCAGTAGTCTCATATGCATATTGAACTCTAAGATCTCCACCACTAACTGCGAATAGAGAACCAATACCTTCATGTGCAAGACAAATTCCTGGATCTCCAGATGTACCAACGAATGTGAAGATTGGTTCTTCGGTAGGAGGAACTGAAGTAGTAGACTCTGCTGTTCCTGTATATCCAAATAAAGTTCCTGTTCCCTTAATACCAACGGTAATACCAATCGCAGTATCACTACGGAATCCGAATAAACCATCACCTGGTTGTATTAGACTGAAGTTAGTCTTGGAATTTCCGCCAAGTTTGATCTGACCACTACCAATTTCACTAGCAAATAGTGGGGAGATTGCAACACCACTAATATCAATAAATCCACGACCGTTATAATTTGGAGTGAATTTAACATCACCAACTCCAAAGATATCAATCTGACCGTAGATACATGCAGGTAATCCTTGTCTTGGAGTTCCAAGAATATGACCATGATCAACTAGAGGTGAAGCATTCTCTGCAACAAATCCATAATCCAGAGTAGAAGATGGAACTGTGTATTGTGGAGTAATGGTGTAAGTAACACCAGGATCAACTGCTAAGGAATTGAGTACCTTGGTGCATCCAGTTGCAGACGTGGTATCTGTAGAAATAATACCGTCAACATCAACACAAGAAACTGCATTCGGATCAATAATAAATCCGTAATCTGGTTCGGTGAATGGTGCAATAGAACTACAGTTGTAACTGTAAACCTTGACTTCCTCAAGATTGTTGAATCCAAAGAGTCCACCAGAACCAACGTAATCGTATACAGTTCTTTCAACTGCAGTTTGTAGAGTGAATAGAACACCACTACCAATCCAGTTAGGATTGAATGCAAACGTTGCTTCTCCAGTAAAGGAGAATAGAAGATCTCTTTCGTCTGGGTTAAAGGTAACAGAATCTGCAGCGCCACTGAGAGTTGGGATAAGACCATCACCAAGTATACCAACGCCAATTCCAATCTGAGATTCACTATGGAATCCAAATAAACCATCACCTGGTTGTAGTAGACTAAAGTTGGTAATGGAATCACCACCAAGTGTTTTGATGCTTCCTGAACCAAATACAGTGACATCAAGAGGAACTCTACCTTCACCAAAGATACTAATGCCACCCTGAGATATCCAGTTAGGTGCAAGACTATTAACAGATTCACCTGTGATATCAATATGACCGTAAATACATCCGGGCATTCCGAGACGTGGAGTACCAAGAATATCTCCAAAGTCTGCAAGAGGAGCTGCGTTCTCTGAAGTTAATCCATAATCTAAGACACTAGATGCAATAGTATTCTGAGGTCTTACTGAATAATTAACACCCGGATCAATCGTTAGTGTATTAAGTACCTTGATACATCCAGACGTTGTTGTTTCACTCGTAGAAATAACACCGTCAACATCAACACATGCAATTGCTCCTGTGTTGATAATAAATCCATAGTCGTTTTCTGGGAAAGGAACGATAGAACTGCAGTTGTAATCGTATACTTTCTTCTCTTCAAGATTATTAAATCCGAAGATTCTTCCAGATCCAACATAGTCATATACAGTTTTCTCAACTGCAGTTTGTAGAGTGAATAGAACACCACTACCAATCCAGTTGGGATTAAAGGAGAATGTTGCCTCTCCAATAAGAGAGAACAATAAATCTTTTTCTTCTGGATTAAAGGTAACGGACTCTGCAGAACCATTAATACTTGGAATAAATCCTGTTCCGGTAATTCCAGCAGTAATACCAATTTGAGTATCACTACGGAATCCGAATAAACCATCACCTGGTTGCAACAGAGCAAAGTTCGTGATGGAGTCTCCACCAAGTGTTTTGATACTTCCTGTACCAAATACGGATACATCCAGAGGAACACTAGCTTCACCAGTAAGTTTACTAATGTATCCTCTACTTGTCCAAGTTGGATTAAACGCAAACTGCGCTCCGTTTTCTGGATCAAGATGGAACAATCCAAACGGAATAAGATTGCTAGTCGTTAAGATATTACCAAAGTCTACCTGTGGTGCAGCAGATTCTGATATTAGACCATAGTCAATAAAGTTACTAGGAGCATTAGCACCTAGACTTACATCATAAGTTGTTCCTGGATCAATACTCGCAGTTGATCCAACACGTACAATACATCCGGAAGATGTTCCAGATAATGTTCCGGATACATCTTCAATATCACTTGGATGACATATAGTTAGATAACCATAGTCTGTCTTAGAGAATTCAATGATACTATCATTGATGTATCTTTCAGTATGTTTTTCTTCTGATAGTTCAGAAAGTTCTGGTTTTCTACTAACCAGTTTAAGTCCACCAGATCCAACGAACGCATTTGTAGCGCGTTGCTGTCCATTAGATAGTGTGAATAGATCTCCAAATCCTGTTTCATGTACAAGAGTAATATCTCTTGCAGTACCTGTAACCTTACTAATATATCCGCTACTAGTCCATGTTGATACGAATGCATCATCTGTACTTGCAATCGTAAATAGAGTACCAGAACCAAAGATTCCAATACCAATACCAATACCCGAATTTCCAAGTACAGAGGTACTTCCAACACCATCGTGCTTCGGAGAAAATACCTCTGTGCTTGTACCACCAAGACTAAGACCTTTGACTTTTCCGTCAACGATATAACCGTATACTGCCGGTGAAGTCTGTTTACCAAAGGTAAACGCAATACCTATACCTTCGTAAGTATTAGTCGCCTTCCAAGACGCTTCACTAACAACCTTAACAAATCCGAAGGATTCTACATTAGTTACATAAACAACTCTGCCGTAATCTTCTAGTGTGGCATTGATATCTGAAATATTACCAAAATTTATTGATGGTATTACTGGAGTTGTTGTATGTGTATATGTTACTGATTTTAATCCATAGTTATCCCAATTGTTTCCAGTATGATCTGGTTGGATTAACCTAAATTGTGTACCTGCTGCTCTCGCTGCAGAAGGAATTGTAATTTCTACAGATTTTAAAGTATTAAATGTAGTGTCATTATGCGCTACTACAGTATCAATAGAAGTCCACAAACTTCCATCATAATACTCTAAGTTTAAACTCTCGGCAACAGTATCGGGATCTTCCCCACCATTGAAATCATTGCCTCTAATTACCTCAAAGGTCAGCGAAGAATTAATATTGTTTGGTAAACTAAATTCTACTGTTCTAGGTTTAGTAGTACTATTGAATTTAATATGTCTACCAATATTAAATCCACCTGTCCATCCTGTGCCTGTACCTGAATTTGTTAAAAATGTATTTGTTAAAGTAGCATTTAAATTATCTACTGCTACAGTTTCAGTCGTAGTTACCGGAGTATTATTAAACGCTAATGAACCATAATCAAGTTCATTGTACCGATCAATGATACTTGGTTCATAAACATACGAAAAGCTGCCCAAACCCTCACTCGCAGCGCGAATGATTGATGGAAATATTCCTTGTGTATTATAGGAATAAACGGACATACACTAATAAGCATTAAAAATGAGGATTGCAAAATTGCAACCCCCACAAAAGATAACTAAAAACTGGGTCTCTAGTATATATGGTCAGTCTAGGCTGACGTTTAGAGTAACCTTAATTTGGTCACCGTTGTTTTGAATAGCGTATGGACCATTCGTAAATCTTTCTGCAAAGAAAATACTGGCATAAAGCGTCGTATCACCAGTTCCTGATAAAGCAGGAGTTGTGGTAAATGTTGATGCCGTTGGAGTCTCAAATACGGTATAATGAGCAGCAGGGATAGAGCTACTAGTACCTTGTGCAATGTAGATAACATCGCCAGGATTTAAATTGTGGTTGATTGCACTACCACCGGGATCTGAAGTGACGATAGAGTAATCATATAGAATTGCGTCATTACCGTTAGATACCTGAATGTTATCAACTAGCAATTCACTTAGATATACACGAGGACCGATTTCACCCGTTTTGGTTTCTAGATCAATACCAACAATTGTTGTTGTCGCAGCAATACCATTTGGAGATGCAGTTTGAGAAATTGCCATACCAACAGTTAGATTTTCTGCGACATTAACTTGGAATGTTGCAGTACCAGAAGCAGCACCAGTAAGTGCTTTGTCTAGGTAAATTGCTGTTCCTGAAATACCAACAACACGAGTTTGTGCTGCAATGCCAGTACCAGTAACTCTCTGACCAATAGCAACATTGGTTGCAGAATCAACTGCAATTTCATATGTTCCAGAAACACCAGAAGTAATCGTTGGAGTTACACTAACATCAAGAAGGTTAACGTAGTTATTACCAATAACACCTTTACAACCAGACTTAGTAATTTGAGATCCTGAAGCAACACTACCACCATCAACTACGCCTTGTAGAGTAACAGGCATGTTGTTTGCACGAGATAGATAATATCCGTAAACGCTACCAGCAGCAGAAGTGAAAGTGAAAACTTGTTCGGGGTAAGAAGCGGTAGTTCTACCTCTACCAAAGGAAACTGCAGTTGTACTCATACTTGCAGTCAATTGCTGACTCAACTCAAGATCTAGACCTTGGATATCAACAACATAGGTGTTTGTAGGAATACCAGCGCCTTCTGCATAGTCTCCTTTTTTAATATCAGCAGCGTCGTTAACTGCAATTGAATATGTTCCAGAAGTTCCTGTAGCGGTTCTTCCTGTTGCAACTGCATTTAAAGTTGTGCCAATATCCCAACGGTTACCATTGAGAAGGATACCATACTGTTCGGTGAAGTCTTGATCTTCTTCAGTACGATTATTAATTACGTCTGGGTAACCCGTAGAAGGGGATACACCATAACCAGCAGAGTTGCTGGCATCATATGGTTCGTAATAATTTGCTACTGATGGAACATCCGATTCAGCAGGGGTGGTATTACTGGTGTATAGTTTTAGAACTAAGTTCCTGGGAATTTTATGAGTCGCGTTCAGTAGTGTACGTAGCGAATCAATTTCACCCTGGTCTGTGACTAGAAGTGCCATCTAAACAATCTCCGTGGGTATCTTACCTATGTTAATGTTATTTATACAAAGCTTAGAGTGCCAGTTTCATAGAAACCATACACCTCTGTATATTTATAGCGTAAACAACTTCAAATTGTAAAAGGTCTCCAGCATTTAATGCTTTGTTCCAAGATGAAATTGTAGTATTTATATTTTTTCTTTGGACTGAGTTACTTGTAATATCTCCTAACTGTGGTCGTTCAGTACCACATATAGATGCAAAATTGGGAAAATTTGCATAGTCAACTTTTCCGATGTCTAGTTGAATTTGACCATCTTGGTCACCAATGATAGTCCAAGACTGAATCTCTCCAGTAACATCTAATATCATTTCTCCTTTAATACCAGAAGACATCGGTGCAGACCCAGAATCAATAACAAAATTAATTGTTCTTGTTAAATCAGCTGTTGTGGAAAGTCCTACAACATATACCGTATCTCCTGCAGTTGGTGCAGTATTAAAGATAATAGTTGTGCCACTAATAGTATAATCAATTCCAGGAACTTGAACTAATCCATTAATAGCAACGATTAATTGCTGATCATTGACCGGAGTATATGCATCTCCTGCTTGATCAATTAACGGATAATCGGTTATGACGCCATCAAATACCCAATTTGTAGTATTGAGAATTTCATTGCCATATTGTAGATACTTACTAGGAATCTCATAGTTAACACCTACATTGTATTTTTTCTGAGGATCAGAAAGTACATTATAGTTTGATGATTTAACTGAAATGTTATAGTTAGGCATCAAACAACTCCCGGTGTTACTTCTAAGATACCTTCAATAACTCTAGTTTTTATTCCTTGTGAAGATGTCAATACAATATCATAAACATAACGTCTAGGATCTAATGCTGCTGTTGCCGCATTAGTCATTGAAATTTTTAAAATACCATTATAACGATCAACAAACCCAACAGTAAAATCTGTAGAAGTTGTTGAATAATAACTACGACGCATCTTAGCATCTGCTGTATATCCAGTCAGATTAAGAGGAGTTGTGTTATCTTCATTCTGGATGTTAAAGGTGGCATCAAAGTCCGTTCCTTTCTCCAGTAATAGATTTAGTGGGATTGCTGCCATGATGGAATCATTCTTCTTTTGTTTCTTCTTTTGAAAGTAGATCTAGAGTTTCTAAACCACCAACCAACTTAATTTTATATTCTTTCAATTTAGTAAGTTGCTCTTCTGCTTGAGCAATTTTTGCTTCTGCATCTTTGAGCTGACCTTCAAATTCAGATCTGAGAGTTACGGAATCCATAATTATTAAACATGATTATAATCATATTTATATGGTCTTAAAAATAATCAATTACATCTAGTAGTTAATTATTTTTTTGAATTGAAAAGCACTGTTTACTTTAGAAGAAGAAACGGTTCCCGGTAGAAGGGTTACTACTATTGGTGTTTGTAGACCACCACTCGCTAAATACTTTCTAATCTTAACCTGACCAGACTCAATATATACAAAAGCAGCTCCTCCAGGAATAGATTGCACTGTCACTCCATAAAGGGGTTGGGGGGGAGTGAAAAGATCACTGAACCCACTGCTACTCATGAGACTACATTTATGATTGCCGTTAGCGATCGGATCTCTTACCATTATCCATGTATTAGTCCCCAGAACAGCTGCTGGTGAAAATCCAATATTGGGGGGGTAAAAAACTCCATTACCAGATATCGCAGTACCAGGTCCATTACCAGTAAATATGTGTGTCTCTGCACCATCCATACCAGTAATTAAGCAATATCCATTTCCCCCAGTAGCAGCTACTGGACGAGAAAAGTTAGAGTTAAAGTTGGTAGACCCATTAAATCCTATTGACGTACCTGAACTATTTACTGTCATAGAACCACGAGCCGATGGTGCGGCAGTACCTTCATTAGGCGCTTTTGTACCTATAGTTCCCATGCTAGACAAAATCCCTGTGCTGGAATTAATAGTTGCCTGACCAGCTATTACCGGGTTACTAATCATACCGTAAGTACTGTTACGAACTCCCATATTTGTTGCGGTATTGGAAGCTATCTGAGTCAACCCTGAATTGCTAACACTATGGGTATAAGCAGTAGCCGTAGTATTGCCAGAAGTATTCTCCCAACCAAGAGTTAGTATTTTATCAGACGCAAATTTTACACTATCGGCAGTAAAACTAGTAGCAATCTGTCCAGTTGCAATTTTTTGTAAAGTCAATGCTGACCAAAGTTCCCAAGAACTATTAGAACTCATGTTTAGAATATTAGTTCCAAATCTATATAAGTGTCCACTATAACCAATATTTGGAATACGTTCTTCTACTTCACCTGTAGTACTGTCTATAAACAATAAATCGTTAATACTACCATTAGATAAAAACGGGACAATAAGATACTCACCTGCTTTATTTACGTCGTAACCGGCGTAAGTAATACCAGGACTACTACCACTGAATAACATTTGTTGCATCATTAGCTTAATCCAGAACCAGAAATATATGCAGTACCAGCATCAGTAAAAACAAAAGTGCATGCTCCACGTTGAGCTAAAATTCTAGTACCACTAGTACCATCAGCAGTATTATATAAAGTAAGTCCAGAACCTTGTGTAATGTTTATACTACTAGTAGTTTGATTTACTATAGTAACCATATCACCAGCAGTAAATCCAGTAGGAACAGTTATACTTTGTGATGCAGCAGACTGAACTATCATTTTACCAGCATCACCAGTAACCAATGTATAAGCACCACTCTTAACTTCAACGCCAAGTCTTCTTAGTGGACCTATTGAATCACTTATAGATCCTACTGACAATGTATTAGTGGTAATAGCACCTCTACCAGTTACACTATCAAGAGTGTCAATTTCATTGGCAGTATTTCTAGCACGAACAGTAATTGTTCCGACCATACCAGAGTGAGCGCCACACTGATAAACATAAGATCCAACAGATCCTCCATTACTTATCTGTGGTGTCCAAGATACTTGCCCTGATGTAGCACCTTGATTAGAAACCGTTGGGTTGCTAACAGAAGTGCCACCAGAAGTATCTCTTATATAAAATGGATGATTTGTCCCACTACTTATAACAAATTGAATAGTATCTCCTTCATTGATAGTAATAGGTGCATCATCACCAGAAACGCTACCTAATCTATCATTACCGCTTAAATTATATTCTGATGAAGATGGTGCTGTTACTGCTATACTATAAATCTGACCTGTAGATCCACTTGATTGATCAACCCATTGTACATTTCCTGCACCATCACTAGACAATACTTGATCACTAGTTCCATTGGTAGTTGGATAAGTTAAACCACCAGCAGTCAGAGCACCAGTGATAGTTACACCAGTAGTAGTGGTTTCAAGTTTCTTGTTACTGTCGTAATAAAGTTCTGCAGCACCAGATGAAGTAAGTTTTAAAGCAGTTTTATTTGCACCAGAACCCGCCGTCATTGTAGTAACATTTGCAGATATATCAAGGTTGTTGCTACCAGCAACAGCAATTTTTAAGGTGTTAGCACCATCCCGGTATAATTGTACGTTAGCATCACTAAGGACGACACGTGTTGCAGTAAGATCACCAACTTCAATATTATTGGATGTAATATTACCTCTACCAGTTACAGTGTCAAGTGTATCTACTTCGGTATATGATGTTAAATACCCAGAATTAGCATGATCACCCCAACCATATGCAGTATCCCAATTAGTTATCTTAGCAGTAGTAACACCAGCAGCATCACCAAGCGAGGTTAGATATGCTGATAAATCTGGTGGAGTATATGAAAATACTCCATTAGTATTATTATATGTTAGTGCAGCAGTACCAACAGAGTTACTAGTAACAGATAAACTTGCTAGTGAAATACCACCACCACCGCCACCAGATCCAGTACCTGCAGGACTAGCATCTACCCATTGGTTTGAATCTCCATCATTGTAATATATTTTTAAATATCCAGTATCTGATTGCCACCAAAGATCTCCATCACTAGGTGATGTAGGTGCAGTATCTGATGTTGTTACTGAAGCACCACCACTTCCATATCCTGCTTGACTATGATCTCCCCAACTATATGCAGTATTCCAATTAGCAATATTTGTTGAAGTAATACTACCTGCAGTAGAAGAAGTAAATATTGGGTCGGATTCATTTGTACTACTAGAGATTCCAGATCTCCAGGTAAGTCCATCCCATAACCATGTTATGTTACCAACAGTATGCGTATAACTACCATCTGTTGGTTGCCCTGAGGTTGCGGGAAAATTGATTGCCATTTCTAAAATGCTCCTTCCGTGATATTTATTATCATTGATCTTTATTTGTGTGTCACGTATGGACCATATGTCCACTCAGCAGGTTTAGATGCTACACCAATTCTAATTTCAATTACACCTTGTGGTGCGGGGGAACTCTTTTCAGTTCCAGGTGGCATATAAAGATGTCCATTTGGAGCAGGAATTAAACTACGACCATAATCAGTTCCAGGTCCAGTCGCATCATTCCAACCCGGCATATCAATTAATTCGTAACCATGTTCTGCAGGACAAGCTGCTGCAGCTGCAGAATTCTCATCATTATATCCAGTGTAAATTTTCAGTAGTTTATCATTATTACCGGGAGCAGCATAAATGTTACCATCTGCTCCAATTACACAACCTACATGTCTATGATCTGTACCGTGAGTTTGATTATTAACATCAACTGTACCAATCGCTGCATTAGTTTTATCTGTATTTGATAAATTGGCACGTAAAGTTCTACCAGTTAATTGATGAAATTTATCAGCAATAGGATCATACTTCATAATCCATGGATATTCATCGGGTAAAATATAAATCATACCATCAGGACCCATCTCACATGCTTGTGTAAGATTAGTCATAGTAAGTGAATTCATCAAGAACCAACTATCAGCTGTTGTTGAAGATCCGGTATCCGAATATGCTTTATGTGTGAAGTTTACAGTATCTGCAACTGGATCAATAACACCAATATACCTATGGTAGTTACCAATCATATAAATTTTTCCATCTGGTCCTAGACAAGCATCGCTGAATTTATGGCGACCAGTTCCATTGGTAGAATTCCATGGATATGAACCACCAGTATCATCAACCAAATTACCAATGTTACCAGTCGTTGCGCCAACTTGAATAGCTTCATACGTTACTGGATTGTATTTTATAACACAATCGTGGAAATCTGGAACCATATAAATGCACCCATTATTGGGAGCTACAATTCCAGTGCAGAACATAAACCCTGGTTTGGAGTTCAAAGTATACGACCCTGGAGAGTAGAATAGATTATCACCAATAGTGTTCTCTGCTGTTATACTACCAAGTACTCTAGGTCCACCGGGATATGGTTGCCAGTTGGTATGGTTCAAAGGATCGTAGTGATATAAATCGTCTTGTCTAGCAGGAACATTAACAACAATACCATTTGGAGTTGCGACCATTGCTGAAGTTTTACTAGATGCCGTAGACTGACCAGCACTGGAGTGGATATATGACTTTCTGGTATTAGGATCAATCATTAATGTAAATATTGCTCCCTGTCTTCCGCAATAAATTTTACCATTGTTAGTGACAGTACCACCTTTCCATCCATACTGATCACTATATGGTCCTTTATTATAAGTTTCATATCCAGTTATAGCACCAGTATTAGCATCAATAATTGGTGTATTCTGAATAGGAATTTCAGACCAAGACCCTAAAGCACTAGGAACAACGGATGGGAATGAATTATTACCAACAAAATCATCCTTATTCATATGGTATTGGTGACTGCCACCTTGCCAAGCATAAGCATAATAATGCTCGGTTCCCATTTTTTGCCTTGCGTTAGTCATTAAAACAGTGCTTTTTCATTATTTATGAAAGAATTCTCCAACCATAGAATGCTCCACAGAAAACAAGTTTAATTGATTGCCCATTTTTATTAACAACAAAAGGCATTCCATGCATATCTTCACCCCAATATTTACCAGTTGTATTGGTTGTTGGTAACCAATACACACTAGATCCATTTTGATCTCCAGTCCATGGAGCAGGTCCAGTTTGTTGAATTCCTTGTTCAAGGGAGGGGTAGATTACAATCGGACAATTTGTAGCATTACCAGGATTATAATCATATGATGGATACCCAGGATTAAATGCATTCGGGAAAGTACCATCATCATTTCTATTAAGTTTTCCAGTACCAACATCCAGTATCGTAATAGTATCTCCTTCTCTGCACATGTAATGGATTGGAAGAACAAGAGATCTAGGAATTAATGTGTTAACTGCGATAATACTATTCAAGTGCTCGGCACCTAATTGTAGGTTTACACTGGCGTCGTGTTTATATAATGTTTTTCCAGCACCACCAATTCCAACCTTAGATGATTTATAAACCATCATACCATTAGATCCACCAAAGGAAGCAATGACATAGTACAATCTTCCTGTAGCACCACTAGCGGTGACCGTTTTAAATACTAAATTCTCTAATTGTAATCCTGTTCCCGACGTATACGGTTTAACTACAATTTCTTGAATATCGTTTGTTAGAGTTGTAGTAGTTACGTAATTTCCACCATTATATCCAGGTTGCACATTTCCATCATATCCAATAGTCAATTCATTAAAATAGTCAACATTTAGTGGATTTGTAAAAGTTAATTCAATAACTCCATTATCAATAGAACTAGCAACATTCAACCAAGTATCAAACCTTGCATCAAATGCCAATGATACTGGATCTGGATGATCTGGGGGATTTGCAATTGGAGGGAGATTACCTGCAGTGTCAGAATATGCAGGCATATACTGAGGTAAATTATTCCGTGCAATATTGTGTCCGACGATGGAACTCCCGTCCCCCCAATTCAGAGGATCATCTCCAGTATCTCCATAAGACCATTCACCTGCAATATTTGAATTTGTTACGTCAATAGTTGGTTCAGCATTTATCGGATCTTCCACATAAATGACTCCACTCATTTCAGAATGATCACCACATTGATAATAATAAGTACCAGTAGCTGCTGGTGTCCAAGAAATACTAGCAGTTCCCTCTCCTGTAGCTGCTGGATTGCTTACACTTGCACCTCCATCACTAACTCTGATGTATAAAGGATGAGATCCACTTAGAGCAGAAGTATCAAATGTAACTGTGTCTCCAGTATACATTTTAACGGGAACATCATTTCCACCTACTTGGCCATATCTATCATTACCAGATAAAGTATAGTATTTGCTATATGTGGTATTAGTAGCACTAGGTACAGTAATATCAAATGTTTCTGGTGGTACTAAGACACTACTAGTACTGCTACCTCCGCCAGTTTGATCTGCTACCCAAGCATAATCAGTTCCATTCCAACTTAATATTTCTCCGGAAGATGCACCACTAGTATTCAAATGTACATCAACACCAGCGTTGATAGTTGATTGCAGTCCACCAATAGATGCTCCACTGAAACTAATGGTAGTATTTTGGAAGTCAATAGAAGTTCCTGCTGCATTAATACTACCACCAAAATCAAGACTCAAACTTTCAGCAGCAATCCTACCAGTAACATTAACACCCTGTGCAGAGTCTACAATATTTGATAGTGCTGTTGGTATGGTAGGTTTATTTGTTAGATCTGTATAAGATCCAGAGAATATTTCAGATGGAGTATATGTGAATGCTCCTAAAGTAGAATTATATGTAACATCACCACTTCCACTAGCAGTAGGGTTGGGTTTAACAATAGAAATATCTGTTAGAGCAATACCACCACCACCGCCTTGGCCACTAACAGAAGCGTTCCAACTAACTCCGTTCCATTTATAAGTAACGTAACCAACTACGTGGGTAAAAGAACCATCAGTTGCTTGTCCCGTAGTTGATGGGAAATTGATTGCCATTTCTAAACCAGACTATCTGCTAATCTTATTTATTATAATATCCACGTGGATACTGTAATCCTTTATGTGGTCTTCTTCCTCTCAAGAAACCATGTTCAACAGAATGATCTCCTGTAGCACCATCAGAAAGATTAGTGATTAAATGATTTAGGGGGTTAGTTGCTGTACTTTGAGATCTAGAAGATCCTGAATATACTGCAGATATAACATCAGTATTTGTATTTGCAATTAATTGTACAGTTGAAAATCCTGACACTGCTCCACCAGTTAAGTGTGGCGTATTTACAAGAACAGTATCATCAACTTCAATAGCAAAAACTAAAACATAACTATTGCTAGCATAATCAGAATCAGCGGCACCCTCTTTCGTCCATTTGATATCGTTTAAAGAACTAACATTTACTTCAAGCCATGATCTCGTTGAAGTATTTACAGAAGAAGTATAATCAGTTCCATTAACAATTAATGATCCTCCGCTGCCACCATTGACATACCTAGTGCAATAAATTCTAAGCTTACTAATAGAAGTTCTGAATGGATGTCCTGTTGGTGTAGTAAAAGTTACTTCAGGATTCCCCATTACATAAGTGTTTAAACTATTATCAAATACATTATTAACAGCTGAGTCACTAGAAATATCACCCGTTACCATACCAGACCAATTTGGTTGATAAAGATTAAAATCTGCCATCAGGTAGTCCTCGCTAGGAATAGCATACCTTCACTAGAATTATTAGACACTCCATCTAAACCAGTTTGTTGCGCTGCATATGATGCTTGGATAACCTCATAAATTTCAGATCCACTTACTGTAACTGTATCACCTGGTCTAAATTCTGTTAGTCCTGGAGTTGTTGCTACTTGTAGCAACACAAAATCATCTGGTAGATAATATGGGCAAGGAATCATTCTTTGTGAAATTGGAATAGTTTTGATAGGCTTGTAGTAATCTGCACTAGCATCCATACTCACATTATCGTACTTATCGTATGTACTATTTCTGTAATAGATAGCTGTTGGATTATTCGTGCCCTCTTTAATATTATTATAATAGTCGTCATACACGTAGTGGTTATAACTGCCATCCCCTCTCAAATATCCATAATAAGCATTTCTTGCCTGACTATACGAGTTCACAGGTTCATTAGATGTACCACGATATGATGAATATCCACTGATATAACCAGGCATGTATGTCATTACTCTCAATCCTTGAGTAACATTAGTCAAATACGAAGTATATGCTCCCAAGAATACCTCATCTAAATCAAATACATTATTACCATATCCATCACCTACATGAAAATTAAATGCCGCAAAAGGTTCAGATTTTTCATTGATTGTTTGAGTGAATTGAATAACTGCAAAATTTGTATCTTGCGGTGCTTGAGCTCTAAAGGTTTTAATCTGCATTGGATATGCAGTTGGAGTTGAAGATGTGCTTACAGTCAAAAAATCTACACTATTAGTGATATTAATATCTTGTCTATCTAATCCCATGTAACCAGTGAACGCTCCCCAATCATTTGTAACAGTAATACTAGTTGAAGATGTTCCTCTGTGGTTTAAAAATTCCCATCCATTGCCACATTGTATTTTTAAAGTCCAAGCAGTGCTAGTACTACCCTCTAGGAATAACGAGTAAAATGTATTTCCATATTTTTTAGTGGCGTCGTTTTCTACATTAAGAACAGCAAAAGCACCTACACCAGATTTTTGGTAGAAATTAGATCCACCACCTAACGTGGTTGTTTTGATACTAGCAATGCCATCATATGCATTATTAGATGTTTCTGGGGTAGTAACACCAAATCTAATATCACCAGTTGTGGCAGTACCACCAACTAGTTCTCCTGGAATTGTAAATACTTCATCATCAGTCCACCCAGATCCAAGACTGTGGATGGTGATATTTTTTAAATGATTATCATTGTAAGCTCCTCTCCAAACTCTCAACTTAAGTTCAGATCTTCCTCCAGATGCAGGTACAGTATATTTGTAATACGGATCTGAATTTACTTGAGATGGAAGAGATGCATTTACATTACCAGGAAGAAGATTGATTACTCCTTTTGCAGTTGCAGTAGTTTCACTACAATAGATATACTTTCTAATACCATCTTCTCCAGGTCTTCCTACAAATGATGGATTGAGAAGGGATGCAGGATGAAAAGGTTCTGATTCTGATTGTGGATATGACTGAGTGTACCAAGTTAAATTAGCACCAGGAACACAACTAACATTATTAGTATTAGTTCTGTAAGATATAGAAGTCTCATTATCGGGAGTACTTCCATATGTCGCATCATTATAAACAATCCTTTGATCATTATCAAATGAATCTACATCTCTACATACAGTAATATTTGTTGCATTTCCAGAAACATTTTCAAATTCAATATTATCACCATAGTAAATATCAATAGTCGGATTGATATAATCGGATGCCTGTTGTGCTTCTTGCTGCCAAACTACAGGAAACTGGGAACTAGATGTTGAATGACCATCAATATCAATTGCGATACCGTTAGTTGCATTAGATGCTGATGTTGCAACTTTAAATCTATCTCTACTAACGTTAATTATATAAACTAAAGTATCAGGTGCTAAATTAGTTCCTAATGAATATTGTGCATCAGTTTCTCCCGGAAGATATCGGACAGGATCACCTGTTTTTAAACCATGACGAGCATAAATGAGCTCATCAGTGGTTAGATCAGCCATATTAGCATAGTATGGTGCATAAGTATTAATGCCAAGTTTTTTTTCAACTTTATAGTCTGTACCAACTTCAGTAACTTTATAACCTTGAGTTTGAATACTTCCCCAGCTAATCTCACCTTGATCTGCATTATTAGCATCTCTAAGATATGATAAATTTCCACCTAGAGTTGTACTACTTCCATCTGGAGCCACACAAATTTGAGGAACTCCAGTTACAGTTGATCCTGCATTCAATCCTAGATTACCCAATGCAGTTTCAAGAGCATCCATTAAATTTTGTTTTGTCCATCCAGAGTTGCCATTGTTGACATCAACAACTGATTTTAAAACTGACATCTAATTATTCTCCGATCTGTAGTGCTGTTAGTGTTACGGTAACCGTGGATGCGGATCCACTTCTATTTGTTACTGAAAGATAAATTGTAGTTGTTCTAGGACTATCATTATTGAATCCCATAATACCAGGAGTAATTAATATAGATTCTGCTGTAGTAGTTCTTACTTCAGCAATAACACCACTACCAGGAGAAGGATCTGCTCCCTCACTTCTAGTTTGATCAGCATCTCTGGAAGTATCATCGGTGTATACTCTGATCCATGCCGCTGCGTCAGTTTCAATCTTAAATAATGAATATGCTTTGTAACCTGTAATATTTAGTTCTGCGGTTGCGTCATCAGCAATTGATGCTGTAGTACCTGTAAGATCTTGAATCTGTGGTACGCTAGAACCGCCTGTAGCAGTAAGAACACCTGCAGCATCAATAGATAAACCAGAACCAACTTTAATACCACCCAGCGTTCCTGCTGCAGCGATTGGTAATGTATATCCACCAGCAACAGCAGAGATATTACCACTAGCATCTAGTGTGATTGTAGTGCCGTCAGGAATTACACCACCAAGTGTAGATGTTGTAGCAGCAGGTAATGTATATGCAGATGGAATAGATGGTTTGTTAAGGATCTGTGCTAATCCAGTAGTAGCATCCCAATCTGATTGGACTGGAGCAGTGCTATTAATCGTAACTTTTTTATTAGCACTATCCCAAGTAATATCAGTTCCGTTACTTCCTGTAAATTCAATAGTGTCATCATTATTAGCAGCATCACGCAATGTAAGAATTGCATTGTTACTGGTTGTATTTGAACCAAGTAGATCGTAGGTAGTACCTCCTCCTCCACCACCACCAGTTACTACAGCATCAATACTATTTGCAGCATCATCATAAGTAAAACTAATACCTGTGTGAGTTCCATTGCTGAATAACAACGCTGCAGCATCTTGTGCATCTTCTGCTGTATACGATCCACCGCCAGAACCAGATGCTGGTGCTCTGAAAGTAAGTGTGTTAGCATCGGTTCGTTCTACAAGTAGACCGTCAGCACCAGCAAATGTAATCTCATCAGTAGTTCCAGCATTATCAGTTAAAGTAAGTTTAGAACTTGCTGCTCCTGCCGCAGTTTCTGCAGAAATAGAATATGTAGAGTTTGCAATGTCTGCAGTCAAATCAATCTGAATCTCATCACCAGAATCGCTAATTGCTAGTCCAGTTCCTGCGACCAAAACAATTTGATCTGTAGTACCGCTAGAATCTTCAAGACGAATTATTTTTCTTGCAAGATTCTCTGCCGTAGTTCCTGTAGTAAAATCAACAACGTTAATATTATAAGTAAGTTGAGTATTACCTAGAAGTGTTGCAAAATCTGAAGATGTGGTACTATTTGTGGTTACCAATCTTTGACTAGTCCAACTTACTCCATTGGAGTAATACATTACTCCAGTATCATCCGCATATGCAAATTTACTTTCTGAATCTGCTACTGCAGGGAATGATGATACGTCAGCATATAGAATTGATGAAGATCCTCCTCCACCGCCACCAGTAATTCCTCCTGCCGGAGATGCGTCAACCCATTGATTACTATCAGAATCTGCAAAATATACTTTTAATGATCCGCTATCACTCTTCCACCACAAATCACCATTAACCGGATTTGCGGGAGGTACATCTGCTGTTAATACTTTTGCACTAGTAGCGGATGAAGAGGTGGGACTAGCATCTACCCATTGATTTGTATCCCCGTCTTCATAATAAACTTTTAGTACACCACTATCACTCTTCCACCAAAGTTCGCCATTAGATGGATTTCCCGGTTGATTATCTGAAATTGCAATAGTGGACTTTAATAAGTACCCTGCTTGAGAATGATCACCCCATAGAAATGAACTGTCCCAGTTAGCAATTCTTAAATGCGTTACTGAATAAGCAGGAGATGCTGAAAATATAGGATCACTTTCTTGAAAATTTGAGGTAAACTGATATGCAGAATTCCAATCACTAATATTTTGTGTAGTTACATCCGAAGCTGCAGATGCTGTAAATATTGGATCAGTTTCAGAACCAATAGATACGGCGTGCAGATCAGCAGCGAGTAAGTTAATCTCTTGTCTTTGCTGTTCCAGACTGAAAGTTTTAGCTACATTCCTTAATACCATTGATATTACGCTACTGGGACAGTCTTTTGATTATTTATCATACCTTCATAATGTATGCCAATGAATAATACGGAGGTCTGTTTTCGTGTGCAGTATTACCCCCCGTATTTCCAGTATCACTGCTACTATTAGGATCAATTGATACAGCAGCAGAAGAAGTTCCCGCTGAAGAAGAACCAGAAGAACCAGATGCACTTCCGGTGCTTCCACCACCACCAGCGGTAGTATTTGCAGATTGATTTCCGGTATAGTTTGGACCGCCATCACTAGTAGATCCACTAACAGATACACTAAATGAATGTTTGTGATTTGAACTTTGGTTGCCAATATTTGCATTAATATTATGAGTGTGATTACCCACATTGCTAGTGTTTGCATTGTTTCCACCATCCCAATCACTAGTCCACTCTGGACCATTAGGACCATTGTCATCAGTGCCACGACCAAATTCTGTAGAATGACTGTGTGATCCACCACCTCCAGTATTTCCACTAATATTATGACTATGATTTGCACTTTGGTTACCAGTATTTCCACTATCACTACCACTAAAATTGTGACTATGATTTGCAATACTATGACTATGATTCCCGACAACGTGGGTGTGATTTGCTATACTATGAGTATGATCTCCAATATTATGGGCATGTGCGTCTACATTATGACTATGGGTTCCAAGACTATGAGTATGAGAAGCAATAGTATGAGTATGTGAGGCTAAATTTGATGGAACTAAAGTTACACTTTCACTACCACCAGTATCTCCAGTACTGTAAGTTCCTCCAGAACCTACAATAAACATTCCTCTTAGATCTGGAGTAGTACTACTTCCAACCGTTTGACCATTACATAATGCCCAACCAGAAGGAACGCTACTTGCAGCACCAGACCACATCACAATAATTCCAATTGGAATTGATATATCTGCACCTTGAGTCAAAGAAGTAATCTGTCCTTGACCGTTTACTGTAATTTGGTCTGGAATATTATACGTACCTGCTATAACACCAGTATCTGCTAATTCTATAGTCCCACTAGTTGTGATAGGACCACCACTAATTCCTGTTCCTGTGTCTATCTGAGTAACTGTTCCACTACCACCACCACTACTTCCTCCTGCACTATCAATAGTAAATCCAGCTGAAGATACATTACTAAATGTAATATTATTTCCGGCACTGATTGTTATACTAGTAGTACCTGCTGTACCACCGGAAACTGGAGTGGAAAGAAAATCCAATTGAACAGATGTAGATCCTCCAATCAACTGTTGCGAATAATTATTAGTGCTGTACCCTGCTTGACTATGATCACCCCATCCATATGCAGTATCCCATTCAGTTGCATTTGCAATTTGAGATTCATTTGCTAATGCAACCCAAGCACCTGCATGTGCAAAATATCCTTTACCAGTTCCATGTACATGAGCAAACATGCCATGATAAGAGGATGCACTTGGAAGATCTCCAGTAGTAGAGAATACGTTTGCAAAATATACTTTACCTGTTGTATTAATATCTCTAGTTGTTGTTGCACCTCTACTAAGAACAGAATCTAGGGTATCAGATTCTGCTGTTCCACCACTGGACAGATCTGGTGGTGTATAAGTAAATACACCTGTACCATTATCATAAGAAAGACCTGCGGTTCCTGGTGAATTAACACTTACCGAAATATCGGTTAGAGCAATACCTCCACTGCCAGAACCACTACCAGAAGAAGCAGTATGCTTAATCATGTAACAAAGAGAGTAATATGGTGGAAGATTCTTTCCTGTTCCACTCTCACCTACTGTAGTCGTACTCCCATTACCCCCATTTTGAGTGTCTCCAGAAAGATTTGCTGTAGTATTAAAACTAAATGTGTGATTATGATTTGTATCAGTTGCTGCATTTGTACTTCTTGGTGAATAATCACCGGTATAATTACTTCCTGATGCCAGACCAGAACCAGTTCCTACAGTTCCAGAAATAGCATGCGTGTGGGGGACATCGTTAGTACCGGTAGTACCACTAGCACTAATATTAACGGACGTGTTTATTCCGTGGAAGTGGTCAGGTCCTGCGTGAGTATGTTCTACCGTAATAGAATCAGTACTACCACCAATAGCATTAACAGCGTATGCAGAACCGGCACCAACAATAAATCTATCTCTTAAATCCGGAACATTAGAACCGGTAATTGCCTGAAGTGCTGATGTTGATGCTGTACCTCCATCACAAAGTTGGTACTCACTAGGAATAGATGCTACTGATCCTGCCCATGCAACAACAGTACCTACCGGGTCTGATGAACCACTACCACCACTGCCACCAGTCTGATCTGCTACCCAAGCATAATCAGAACCATTCCAACTGAGAATTTGACCTGAAGAAGCACCACTAACATTAAGATGTGAATCTACGTTAGAATTTTCATAAGAACCACTAGTGTCATTGTATAATGCAGTTGGAGTCAATAATAATCCGTTTGATTTAACACCGGAAATTGAAATATTTAAACTGGTATTTGTAGTTGAAACTTTAAAACTACCAGCAGTCCCAGAAGTAAGAGTAACCCAACCACCAGTATATCCTACCGCTCCACTTACATCTGGAGTAACAGATACTCCATTTACTTCATACGTGTAATTTGCAGTATCTGCATATCTAACAAAAATTTCTACAGGACCATTAAGTATGGGGAGATTTGCACCATTAGCAGTATTATCCCATCCTAGGTAATCTGCACTTGTAGTTTCTGCTTTTGACCAACTAGTCAAACTTCCATCAAACATCTCAGATGAAAGGTCGCTAGCAATCCATCCAGAAAATACTACACCATCTGCCCACTGATATGTTGTTCCTGAACCTCCACTACTACCGCCACTAGATTGTGCTACCCAAGCATAGTCGCCATTATTCCAACTTAATACATGACCATTAGTTGGAGAAGGTAATGAATTTAAATGCGAGTCAACATCAGAATTTGTGTATCCCGTAGAAGTTGCTGGTTTATTAGTTAAATCTGTATAACTTCCAGAAAATAATGTAGGTTTATCAGTTAAATCATTATAACTTTCAGAAAATAATGTGGGTTGATTAGTTAAATCGGTATAACTTCCAGAGAATGTGGAGTATCCTGAAAGGTCTGGAGGTGTATATGAAAATAATCCTGTAGTATTATTGTATGATAAATCTGCCGTACCTACTGAAAGTACATTAACTGTTAAATCATCTAGTTCAATAGGATTACCAGAACTGCCACCAGAAGCAGTTGTGCAGTATATAAAACATAATGAATAATACGGAGGGAGATTTGTGCCGACCGAAGAGACACCCTGAGATCCAGTATTACCGCTAAGACTTACATTAACACTAACATTATGACTATGACTTAGATTTGAACTATTTGTACTTCCAGTTACACTTACATTATGTGAGTGTGATCCTGCATCAGAAGTATCTGCACTTTTATTTCCACCACCATTACCTTGAGGATTATCTAATGAGTCAAAACTGCCACCTTGCTGCCCACCAAATGTATTAGCACCCCATCTATGATCGTGACTTCCGGTGTTATTTGTACTACCAGAACCAGAAACATTATGAGAGTGATTACTTAATTGACTGTTAGTACTACCGTTTGAAGTACCACTACCAGACCAAGTATGTGTATGAGATGGTAGAGTAGAATCTACATTACCACCAGTAGTTCCTACCGCATAAGTACTACCAGAACCTACAACAAATCTATCTCTTAAATCCGGAGAATTGCCTGTACCATCACAAAGTTGCCATCCAGTAGGAATATCAACGATAGCCCCAGACCACATCATGATAGACCCTATGGCAACATTACCACCGCCACCTGATCCACCGCCACCTGATCCACTATTTTGGTCAGCACCTAATTCCCATCTACTATTCGTACCATTATATTTAAGAACCGCTCCATCATTAGGAGTTCCTGAAATTAATACATCAATTAAATCATTTAATGACGAAGGAATTGTTGGTTTATTAGTTAAATCTACGTAACTTTCAGAAAATAATGTAGGTTTATCAGTTAGATCATTATAACTTTCTGAGAATAATGTAGGTTGATTAGTTAAATCTGTATAACTTCCAGAGAATAAAGTTGGTTTATTGTTTAAATCATTATAGCTTCCAGAAAATGTAGAGTATGCTGAAAGATCTGGTGGTGTATAACTCAATACACCACTAGTATTATTATATGATAAATTTGCTGTACCTACTGAAAGTACATTAACTGATATATCTGATAATGCAATACCAGTACCAGATGCAGTCAAATCAGCAGCAGGTGACCATTCTGTACCATCCCATTTCAATACCTGACCAGTTGATGGAGATGTGGAATTTACATCAGTTAGATCTGATACTGAAAATGTAGGTTTGTTGATTAAATCATTATAACTTCCGGAGAATGTAGAGTATCCCGAAAGATCTGGGGGTGTGTAACTGAATACACCACTAGTATTATCGTATATTAAACTTGCAGTACCAGGAGATAAAGAAGTTACGGTAATATCTGTTAATGCAATTCCACCACCCGATGAAGCGACTGTTCCTGCTATCCAAGTGCTACTAGGAGCATTCCAAATAAGTGCTTGACCAGTAGTAACTCCTGTGGTATCAACATCAGTAATATCATTTAATGCAAATGCAACCGAAGTTAAATATCCAGATGTTGAGTGATCTCCCCATCCATATGCAGTATCCCAGTTAGAAGAGTTTGCTACTGCTGTATTAAGATCAGATGTTGTTGCATAACCTTGAGTAGAATGATCTCCCCATCCATATGCAGTATCCCAATTACTTATCTTGGTATTAGTTATATTTGCTGCAGCAGAAGCATTGAATACCGGATCAGTTTCTACTGCACTATTAGTAAATGTTATCTGACCACCGGATAATCCAATTGATAAACCAGTTCCTGCAACTAATACAACATCAGCATTAATGCCATCAGAACCCGTAAGTCTAATTATTTTCCTGTCTGGTCCACTACCATCAACAGGGTTCATAGTATAAGTAGTAGGTGCTACTGCTCCCTGCGATAGAGCATGCACATCAGAAGCAAGTGAATTAATTTCTAGTCTCTGTTGTTCTAGACTAAAAGATTTAGCTACATTTCTAAGAACCATTGGACTTCAGCAACTGGTGCAGTAGGGATTTAATTTCACCGACTTCATTTTTCACATAGTCTAGTTCCTGTTCCATATTACGAAACTTATTTCTAGACTTTTTATATTTTTCAAAAGACGATCTGTCAGTATTTATGATCGCACCTGTACCGGAATCACGATACAGGTGATCTTCGTTCTTAACCTTTATATGTTTCATATTAATAAGAAGCTACTACTCTCAAGTCTTGAACTTTAGGAACATATGCTGGATTACTAGATTTCAGTATAATTTTAATCGCGAATGAAGAAAACTCGGGGAGATCTTCAATACTATATGATAATTCTTGATACGAATCTTGTTTTTCTGAAATACTACTAATAGAATTTTCAGAAGATGCAATTACATCTACATCAGGATTTCCAGTTTCATTAAAATATACCCATTCAATATCATCAAAATTTTCTTGTGATGAAGATTTTTTAATTCTATAAAGAATTTTAATATTTTCAATGTCAGACACATTTACTGTAGTCTTAACATCAATTGATGTTCCTGGATTTTCAATAGAAATTTCTTTAGTAACATACTTAGCGGCACTAGAACTATTTTTTGATTGATTATCAGAAACAAAATCTATACCGTTTGAATACGTAATTTTAGAAATTTCAATAAAATTATACTCATCATTTGGTTGATCTTGATATGATAAAATATCTCCAACTCTAAAGATATCTTCGTTTTGAGCATCAACTGAAGCATTTCTTGTAAATGATGCAGAGTCAATAATCTTTCCTGTGTAATCATCAGAAATTGGTTGCTTATCATTGACTACAGTCAATGTACCAGATTTTTCATTCCATAAAACAATTTTTCCTGTAATTTTATTATCATAAGTATCAGCAAGAACTGATGGGTTTCTTGCTGTTACATATGTTGGAGGAACAATTATATTAGGAATTTGGAATACTTGTTTAGATGCACCCGACAAAGCTACCGTAGTAGTTCCAGTAAAAGTTTGATTTGAAAAACTTAATTGTTCACCTGGAGTAAATGCATTTGTAGTTTTTAACTTGACATATACTGTAGTACCAGTAACTTTAATAATTTCACCCGATGCATTAGTTGTTGATCCAGCAATAGTCTGATTTGGTTGAATAATTTCTGTAGTAGTATCAATTCCAGAAACAATAAAACTATATACTGGATAAAATTCTAAGATTTGATTTTTTCTTCCAAATCTATCTTCCGAACCCGTCGCATTTTCTACTTTATTTGTAATAGTTTTAACTGTGGAACGAGATAGATCTATGATAGGTGATAGATGAGAAACAGAACTTGAAAGATCAATTTTATATGTAAGAGACCTATCTAGATTATTAATAGTTTGATTTACTCTTGAAGCAATTAACTTCTGATTGATAAAGAATATATCCTCATTCAAAAATGTTTTTTCATAACCAGTTTGACTATATGAAGTAAAGGTATTAACATTATCATCTACCGGAGAAACATTAGTTGTTTGTACAAAACTGGTAACTTCTGTACTTCCAAAAGATAAGAAAGGAACTACTGCATGTAACTTTTCAAATTTTCTATTATATGATGCTAAGATAGAATCTCCTCCACCAAAGGCATTTGACGAAGATCTACTACTAGAGAAAATGTTATAGTAATCTATACCCGTATTATGAACTTGATACAGTCTACTATTAAGTTGTGAAGCAGCAACTCCACCAATATCTAAACAATTTTTAAAGAATACGTATGATTTTTTATCAGAATCAAATCCATTATCCGGATGATTTACTTTAAGAATAAAATTATTATTCTTAAACAGAGTTGACGTAGCAGAAGTATTTGATTCTGCACTAGATTCAACACTATTAAGTTCTAATTTTTCATATCCTAAATTTTCGTTCGTGAGTAATAAAGATGCAGTTCTATCTGTATTAAATTCTGCCCGGTTAAGTTTAAATTTAACATCTTCAAATAAATCTTCAACCCAATTATTAGTATTTTGAGATTTGAATAATGATCCTAAAGCAGGTTGTGTTGTTACTGTTGTGCTGGTAGCAATTTCAGTTTCTCCTAACTTAGATGCCCAGATAAGATAATCTGTAGAATCTGTTTCTACAACCATAGAGTATTCAGTATCTGACTCTAGATATACAGGATAATCAAACTTAAAGTTTGTTGGAGTAGTTGATTCAGTTACTCCATCTTCATCAATAGCAATACCCATACGAACTGCAGGACTATCAATAGTAATAAATGACTCAATTTCAGCACCAGCATTACCAGTTCCGGTTCCACCAATAATAACTGCAGGAGGTTCGGTGTATTCTGATCCGGGAAGTACAATTTCAGTGTGGTAAACTTTACCGCCAGAAACTCTAACTGTAGCAGTTGAATTACCACCACCTGGCAATTGAGGACTTTCAATAGTTAAGATTGCAGAATCGTAATCTGACCCAGTGTTCTTAACTTTTAAGTCTGTAACTCTTCCAGAATCTTTAGTAATTTTTAAAGTTGATGTTTTGTTATTTGCATTATTAGATTCCGTTATAGATGGAACTTCTAGAAGTTCATCTGGTTTAAACAATTTACCATTGTGATTACTTAATACTAATGTATAAACTTGGTCATTAGTTAACGTAAATATTCCTGTTGTTGAAGCATTAACTGCGGTATTATTTTTGTCAAATACTTTTGAAATAGGACCAGATGCATTGGAAGAAGATCCAACTACCTTCTCATCTTTAGTTATGGTTAAGGTTTCACTAGCAAAAACTCTCAAATAAGTTTCTGGATTTAGAATTTTTTGAGTTCCGGGAATAATATTTTTTCCCGGTTTACCACTTTGAGTATCAGTCAAATAGACTCTCAGTGGAATAGTACTACTCTTTGCAGAGAAGAATAGATCTACACTAGTTACAAATACACCACCTTCAAATCCTTCTACGTTAAATGTTTGGGCAAGTGGATTTGGTTTGATTGGATTTTCGGTATTACTATCAGTAACTTGAATTCCTTCGTTTGATTTAAAGAATGCAGGAGTAGTTGATATAATTGAAGATGGATTTTCTGGAAGAAGACCTGTTGCATAAAACTTAACTTCTGCATATGAATCCACATCATCTTTAGATGCATCAGTAGAACTAGATGTAAATCTAATAGTCTTTACTCCTGTTGAAAATCTCATTTCATCAGCATCAGTATCATATACAACTGTTTTAGTATCACCAGTCCATGTTGCATTTTCTCTAGGTGGAAGACCAGCAGGAATTAAAATAATACCACTAGCATTACCATTTTCATCAGTCTTAACTTGACTGTTAAAAGATGATAAAGAATTTCCTGCAATACCAGTATATCTAAAATCTGGATTAATCCAACGGGAAATATCTCTACTCTCCATAAAGACTGAAATATTTGTATTTGGTTTCAGTCTACTAATGTTAAATTTAACTGGAATACTTCTAGCAAAGAAAGATAACGAAGTTGAAATAACATTATTCCCTACACCTTTAGTGGAAATACCTTTTCCAATTTCATTATTTTCTGGACTAATATTAGAAGAACTACCAACTGAAGCACTTGTTACTGAAGAATCTGATATGCTACTATTAACATCTGAGAATGATGCAATATTAAAGAACGACCTACTCGCACCTAACCAGTTAACTTTATACGAATTGTAGATACTTGAGAATGCATCCTTTAATTCATTTTTTGCTAAGAAAATTGAATATAGATTTGTGTTATTGTCATTTACTAATGGAGCAACACTTGTATCATACCAAGAGTCTACATTAGGTCCGACAAATGCATCACCAACGTATTGTAAGACAACAAATGGATTTGGATTAATAGTCTTTGTAGCAAAACTATTACCCAATAATTCTAATTCTGAATACGGTAATGTGACACGATCATTATTTTTAACATAACCAGAAATAGATCTTTGATCATCTCTCTGATTAACTTCAATTAAAGTAAAAGAATCTTCTTTTGATTGAGGTCTCATCACAGATTGCTGAGTATCAATAGAGCACTTATAGTCAATAGATTGTAAAGAACCAATTTTATGAGTTTCAAAATTATCTACAATAAATCCGCTCTTAAATCTATTAACGCCAGCAGCATCAATGATTTGCATATTTAATGCTTGCTGTTCTAATACACTTAATAGTGTATAATATTCAAGACGTTCAATACGCTTCTCTAACTTACCGATGTCACGCATCGTATAACGACGGTTATCAACAGGAGTAATTCTTACATCTTTACTACTTTGTGTAAATGCAGGTACATACATGTAGTACAAAGGTACTGCATCACTAATTAAATCTGGTTTTGTTGGATTCAGGGAAGAGTTACCTTCTTTAATAATAAACTCACCTTTTTTATTAAGGAATAATGCATCAATTCTGTCAAGATATTGAGTTTGAGTGAATGAGAATGTAAACTCTAAATTAGAATCTGGGGCAGGAGTACTTGAAATAACTCCACCAGTTCCGGTAAAAGATCTGGTATTAGCAGCTGATAATAAAGCATTGTCCTGGAATCCAGAAATAATAGAATCATTATCTACTTTAGGTCTATAATCAAGAACATCTTTTAATGAAATTTTACCTAGTGTTGGTGAGTTGAATGAAGGAATTTCTTCTGGTCCTACACCTGCTTCATGGAGATAAGAATCAACTGTACAAAAATCTCCTCTCGTATGTTCAAAATAATCAAATGCAATTACCAACTGTCCAGATGGAGGATTAAACCCTGGTTTTAATACAATACGGGAAACGTCATAAACGGTATCTCTTTGACCATCGTCAAATGTAAATCTATTAGATACATCTATTCCACTAACAAGATTTCCATTTCTATCAACAACAGGAGGTTCTGAAGAAGATCCTTCATAAACATATCTTAACTTGTATACATCAGCATAACTATAGATAGCAAGACTTTCAGAGTCATAATCACTTCCTCTAAAAGGTATGATCATGTCTCCGGGAGAATCAATAATAATTCTCTTATTGACTACTGCAGTTTTTAATCTTGGTTTTGCTTTAGTTACTTCTAATGTTGCAGTTAATTTTAACGTCGGATATGCACCACCACTAGGAATTGATCCAAAATATGTTGATGCTAGATTTAGCATTACACTACCAGAAGTTAATCCACTAGCAGAATCACTTGATGCTTTAATTATAACTTGATCTTGTGTAACATAAATGATATCACCTTCTGCAATATCAGGAGCATCACCAGGATCCAAAACAGTAATTATGAAATTACTTTCGGAGAATGAAACAAATCTTTGTGTTCCAAATGGGAGTTGAGCAGCAAAAGTAATTACTCCTGCGCCACCAACACCAGTAGCAACAAAATCTCTTCTTAAGAAATAAGCAATTTTTGAATCTTCGCTATCTACTACAATAGAACTTACTTGATTAGAGCCAGTTTTATAAAGTAACGTTCCTTGATTGAAGTTTGAAATAGAAGGACGAACTCTAACAACACTACTATTACTTACATCTTGTGGTAAAGATCTATCAAGATAAACTCTTGATTTTAAAACACCTTCTGGTTTTGTTGAATATTGTACAATTGATCTAATGATAGTATCTGTAGAATCCGAAAATTGAATCAAATCTCCTTGATTGACAAATTTAGTTGCATCTCCACCAAATCCATTACATTCAATATACTTCCTTCCTTTAGTGCCACTAAAAGTAAAATTAGTAATAGATGTAATTTCTGCAAATTTTTCTTTATTGACTTCTACATCAGAAGTAAATTTATTAGCATTTCCTGATCCATACTCACAGAAGAATGATTTAACATTTTGTGGGGTATATGTAACTACTGAATTTCTAACAAGAACTGGTGTAATCACCGACGCAGTAGGATTACCTCCACCGTCTCCTTGAATTACATTGATGACAGGAGGTTTTGCATATTCTTTTTTAAATAGTTCTCTGTTGGAAACAACTGCACTTACAATAGCACCACTTGCAATGTTTAAACTTACTTTGGATGAATCAAATTCAACACCATCAATTCTTAATTTTGATCCATCAACATAATTAGAACCTCTATTGTTTACAACGAAATGTGAAATTGTATTATCTTTTGCAACTCTCACTGAGTTGTTATCTTCATCCCTAATAGTCTCTCCGGACATAAAGTTACCGAAAAGAGTCTTAACCATTAATGTTTTATTAGTTGTAAACTTACCATCAGATGGACCTTCTACAACTCCATAGGCACCGCTTTCTAAACCATAAACATACTTACCAGATGAAAATCTACCATCTGCAACAATTTCTTCGTCCAATAAAATTTTAGTAAAGAACTGAGGGTCAAAATATGATAATCCAAATGTAGTGTTATATACAGCATTACCGTTTGATAATCTACCTTTGGAAACTACTGAATCCGAGTCTTCATTAAATCCAGATCCTCGTTCAATTAAAGTAAAATTACTTGGTTTAGCAATACCAATTACCGGAGTGATTGTTTCATTATAATCAATAACAGTTCCAAATGGTGTATTTCCACTGATTGCATCATTTTCATTCTTATAAACTTCCCTATAATTTGATCCTACTGAAGTATCATACTCTAAGAAATAAGAATCTAGTAAATCTTTTCTTCCTGTAATAGTAAGTTCTAAGAATGTTACATTACTATTTGAATTTACTTCAATTCTATTAACTTTTGAAAATGCTAAGGATTTTACAGAATTTACTACAGATGGTTCTCCAACATCAGTTCTTGTTTGTACAAACCATAAGGTTCCTATAACTGATTCAAAATTATCACCGTTTAAAGTTGAAAATGTATTTCCTTCGCTTTGATCAATATTAATGTAAATGGTTTTAATACCAGAATTTACATCAAAAAACTGTCCTCTACGACTTAATGTTTGTTTTGAATCATCAGTTTCTTCTGTGTTGTTTAATCCAATACTACCATCATTAAAATTACTACACAGAAAAATATTAGGATATGCAGTTAGTTCTGAACCTTCTGCATTTAATGGAATCGTTCCAAATGTATTTGTTACTTTGTAAGTAGGTAGACCTTTAGTACTGAGTCTAATATCTTCCCGATTTAAAGTTTCTCTTGCTTTACTAACATTAAGATACTTAGTTTCTTTATTAACAATTTCATATCCTTTAATGTATGCTTTACCTGGTCCAATACTAGCAACTAGTTTTTCTTTTGCTGCTTGTAATTCTAAACCATTAACTAATCCAAATTCATCTTGACCATAAACACCTAGATTACCATTTTGCTGATAAAATTCACGGATATCTAATGAAAAATTATCAACTACATAATCTCCAGACTCATCATAAGTTCTTCTCGCAAGAGTCTGTTCTAGTAAATTATAATCAGTTTGTGATACAATACTTTGTACAACTCCTGAACGAACTGTAAGGAGTTGGATAAAATTCTTATCTGTAATTTCAGATAAAGAATATTTTACAATGTTTAATACAATTTGAAGTCTATGTGCTCCTGGAGCAGTATAGTTATTAGATCCAATAGAATTGTCATATAAAGATTCATCTTCTTCTGGAGTTATGATGCTTTCAACAATCTTAAATCCAATTTTTGCAGATGGTTTATTATAGTAACGATCAATAACTAATAGTTGAGTATTGTTTCTAACAAAATACCCATTGACAAAATAAATTCCTTCTTCTACTTTTATAGCAGAAGCATATCCCATAGCGGGACTTTCTAGAGATGTAACTTCCGAAGTATCAGGATTAGTTACTTCAATGCTTGTCGGAAGAACACTACCATCAGTTCCAACAACTAGTAAAGGTGTGTTGACTCCATCTACTACTTCTAGTGTTTCACCTTGTCGGAAAGTTTCTTCGTTTCCTGCATCACCACTATTAGTATAGTTTACATAGATGACATCAGAAGCAGTCTCAGACGCCGTGAATGCCTCTATAACAGTTGCTACGACACCAGAGGTCAAACCTTTAAGGGTTTGCCCTTTAAGACCACTAGCATCGTATTTTTTATATACAATTTGCCCATCCTGATTTACAGGAATTTCTGAAATAGAAGACAACTTAACAAAGTTAAGTTTGGTATTTAAACCCACCTCACCAGGAATGACAAGTTCGCCTTGCTTAAAAGCGTACTTGCCAAACTGTTCAATCTGATTCTGTAGAATAGATTGTAACTGAGTTAACTCCCTTGCCTGAATAGAATATCCAGGACGGATTAAAACTTTATAGAAATTTTTCTCTTGGTCAAAATCGTCGTAGAATGGAGCTACGTTCAGGTTAGTCTTTTGGGGCATCTCGCACGATCTCTAAGTCAACTAATCAGAATTCAATTACTAGCTTAATGTCCTCAATTTGGTCAGGAGCTCTAGTAATCTCTCTTCTATTCTCTATGTATACGATTTCTCCTGAGTTTGGTTCTAATTCTGGAGATGCAAGACCACCAGTAAAGGAGATATCAGAAAGAACTGCATCCTGTGCAGTATCAACCGTTCCGGATGCTGAAGAGGTACTACCAACAACTGCATTTGATGCATTTGATTCAAATGCTAGAATTTTACCACCATCGGTATGTAGAGATGCTGATTGATAATACTTCAAAATACCGTTTGTTGCATCCCAAGATACTACAGTTCCTTTTGCAGTTCCTCCGGTTACAGTTTGAGTAATCATTTCATCTGCAACATAACCTGCAGTAGCACCATTTAATTTTAGTACATTTGTACCACGAAGTGTACTTGCAGATGCAAATGTACTAGTACCGTACTCATAGGGGTCTTGAATAATGCCAATACGACGGAAATCGTTATCTACCGGGAAATCTCCTTGTCCTTCATCATAGGTCAAACGAATATTGGTCATTACACGCTTAGAGAAGAATTCATCTTCTGCGTGTGATCCATGTCCACCTTCAGGAGAAATAACTGCTTCAATTGAAGCAGTTCCTGCAAATGCACCAGCAGCTGCTGTAAGACCAGTATCTGTAAATACAGATCCAGTTTCTAGAATGACATTACTATATGAGTAACCAGTGCCATTCGCCTCTATTTCTGTAGATGTAATAGTTCCGGAACCATTAGTTTCAAATTTAACAATTGCTCCAGTGCCATCACCCTGAACAGCAGTATACAATGTAGCGGAAGCAGGTAGTGCAGTTCCTGCATCACGAATTACTGATACATTTATAGATCCATCAACTGCAAGTGCTTCAACTGCAGTTCTTGATGCATCAGATGCTGAAGCAATAGGCATGAAGTCTGAAGAAAGGAATGAAAGAACATCACTCGTAGGGAGTGTGAACATATGCTTCCAAATATAACTAGCAGTTGCCGATGGTTCCGTATAGATACCAGTACCAGCATCAAATGTGCCTTGACCAGCACTTGGTTGAGATTTTGGTTCGTAGGTAGCGTTTTGCCCGGTTGGATTCGTTGGAGATTCGCCGTTATACAAGCACTTAAACACTTCATATGAAGAGTTCATTACATAGAACTTTGAATTAGATAGTGAAGAAGACCCTAGTGCAGTTTCAACGCCAATAGCTCCACCACCACCTGGTGTTGGAGAATAATTTGGACGATACATATCAAACTTTGGATTCAGCGCAAGGTTCCAGTTATAACGGGGAACTACAAGACGAGCAAAAGGACCAGTAACTCGCTTGGCAGCAATTAGTTCTTCGTATACAGATCTTTTCTCTGAAAAATTATCTAATGGCATTGGAGGTACATCTTCAGTACCATATCTGTACGTACCACTCTTAGCAGTAGCACCACTAGTTCCACCAGTAATAGTAGTTCCAAATGATGGAGTTGTAGTTGCAGTCGGTAGAACGGTATTAAGTAGAATACTGTTAGAATATGCAGCAGCAACTACACCACTCCATCCCCCACCACTTACAGTTTCTCCAACTTGAAATGTTCCACTTACATTAAAAATTTCTAAGTAAGCATCCCATCTAGAAGATCTTCCAACGAAGAAATACATTCTGGTACGCGCTGCATCTGCATCGTTTGTACCTTCTGATAAAGATTCTAGAAATTGCTTCGCATTGAAGATTCTAAATTTTTCTGAAATAATAGCTGCCATAGCACTAGTGCCTGTATAGTAAGACTGAATCCGAGTTATTTATATTTATTTATAGAGCGTTTCTTAAGTAGTCTCCTACTATATGCAATGCGATAGGCGACCCGTCCGCGCCTCTTGTGCAGTTAATAAAACGATCTGATAATTTAGATGTGTATGAAATTTTTTCTCCACCAATTAAAATGGTTCCTGATGAAGGGAATCTCGCAGTATTTGCATAGACAACTTCTCCAGTAGCAATGAATGAAGAATCACCTTGATTAGGTAAATCTGATGTATCCAATTGCGCCATATAATAGTTAATTGAAGAGTATCCTAGGTTAAATGGATACGCGGAAGAAGAAGAACCATCAGAGATAATTTCATATGGTTCTAGTTCAGCAAGTTGAACTTCCGATACGGGATCACCACTTGGAGCAATAATATCTCCAAGATCCATAAATATACTGTTTTCCCAATGATTAATATTATTAAAGAATGTCAAATTAGCAAGATCAGATGCCCATATTGAGAATCCAACTTCTAAAAATTCAGTTATATTAATAGATGTTGTAACTAAAATATTATCTGATACTAATTTAGGTTCAATAATAACTAAAATATCTGCATCTGCCTGTGTTGTAGGTCCCGCAATTGAAGTAGATCCAGCAAATGGATTGAAGAATCTATATTCACGAGAGACTGTAAACAGAGGAGCAGTATCAACAATATGTTGAATAATTAGTGTAAGATCAATTCCATCTGGACTTGCTACAGAAGGATCTATAACAGCGACTGGTAGATCAACACCCTTAAAGATATCAAAGAATGATGCTACTGCAACTGGAGAACTTTGCCCAATTTGTGTTCCAATACCAAGAGTATGAAAAGTATCAATTTTTCTACCAGAACTTTTGATTAGATCATAAGATCTTGCAGTAATTACTTTTGGCGGTTTAGTATATCCAGATCCCTTTTTAGTTAATACAATATCAATAATTTGACCACCTGAAACAACCACTTCAGCTCTTGCACCACCACCTTCTTGATTTACTGAGACAAAATGTAAAATTGGAGGAGAATCATAATCATATGCAGTAGTTGGTTGAATGATACCTTCATTATATAATAATTGTAAATCTCTTCTATTCCATGTTACTTTAGAAACACTGCCATTTTCTATTTCACACGTAACACTAAGACCCACACCTCGTACATTACCATTGTAGTTAGTAGTAGTTACAGAACCAAAGAAAGCATTTGATACATCTTGACCTGGATTATAATCTTTGGGATTGGTATATCTTGGTAATTCATTTATAGTTCTGAACTCTTTTTCGCCATCAATTCTAATGAGATCTTTTGCATTTAAATTAGCAAGGAGACGTTTTTTCTCATAGAAAGACTTATCTGCACGTGGAGTTCCATACAACCAATTGCCAGAATTTCTCTGCATTCTATAATCGTTATCAGAATCTCTAATAACTTCTACCGTATCTGTAGTTCCACCCAACTCATATTCATCGGAAAAATCGGATTCTCCAGCAAAGAAAATATTTTCACTGGTTACATCTGGATTATTACCTGCTAGTGTAATAATTAAAGTTTGACCCGTGGTTGTATAACTTTTAACATTACCAATAAATTTCTTTTTGCCGCCTGATTTTTGGTATGCAACTTGGAATTTATCATATGAAGTATTAAACCAAGAAATCCAATCAATAAAATTATTTGAACTTCCTGCATCACAAGTTATTTTAATCTCATTGTAATAAGTATTTCTTTGGAAATCAAATAGAGTTACTGTTTGATCAATATCTCTACCATATAGTAATATAATTTCAATATTGTTTTCCCTAAAGATTTTTCTGGTAAATCTAATTGCTGGCCCTGTAATTGTATAAGAATCACCATTACGTTGAAGGACGCCATCTATGAATACATAAGCAAATCTGGGATCATCAACAGTCTGTACTTTGTTGTTCTTAGAATTTAAAATTAAGAATGGTCCACCAGAACCAGTTAGAATACCAGATTTTTCAATTTTGCATCTGAGGTAGTTACCAACACCATGAGCAAAGAATTTTTCAACTGCTAAAGGTTCTTGGACAGTTTTTGTGTTTTCGTCCTGTCCCCAAATAGGTGGTGTATCAAATACAACTTTATTTGGTACTGATGTTTTGTCAATAGTATATGCAGGATTGTGTTGTAGCACACCGCTAAGTGCAATAAACAGATTTTCATTTATTTCAGTATCAACTGCAGTTCCATCTTCATAATACAATTCAAATATTGTATTCTCTCCATTAATATAGTCTGGGTAAGATATTGATGCAGTTTGGGGACCAGTTGTTAATGTTTCACGTATATTTTCAAACAAAGAATCTAATGCAGACGCTACTTCTTCACATTCTTTTAATTCACTTAAGAGTAATGGATCTGGAAGAATATTATAATTTGAATATGTCATGAAAGTGGTCCAGTATCCTGTTGAATTTGGGTTTTGTTCAACCGTATCTACTCTATTGGGTCCACCTTCTAAAATAGATTCAACAATGTCAATATAAGTTGTAATAGAACTAGCAACCTCAGCGCATGCAGGTGAGGATGAATCAATACGAATACTGTTGTCTTTTACTGATCCCTGATTTCTCATTGCAGCAATCATTAAATCGCGCAATACTTTATGGGCATAAACTGTTTCATTAAGTTCATCCTTAATATAATTAAGATTTCCGCCAACAAAATAACTCTCGGCAAACTCTACAATTTTTCTATTACCACCATACTTCAAACAATAATTTACAGCATCAACTAACAATCCAAGATCTCTAGAACATTTTGTGCTATAATTGGTAGATGCAAGAGCAAGATACTTTGTATTGATTGCATTAATTGTGTCAGTAATCATACTAGACTTATTTTTTTCAATTAATGTTGATGCATCAAAATAAGTACCGACATTTAATCCACTCCAAATAAATGTCATATCTGCATTCCCAGACGGATCTGGTGTTACTGCAACAGAGTTACTACTTACTTGTATGGTTCTACCATCAATAATGTCCGTGATAATAGTTCCATCTGGGAATGATCTTCCAGAACTAACTTTCATACCAATAGCAATGTCATCAGTATTAGTCATTGTAACTTGATTAGTTCCTACTGTCCAAGATACTTGACGATCCGAGTAATCCCAATTTCTTGACGCTAACTTACTTAAGCGCACTGCATAATCAAATGCATCAATAGTTGCTTCTAATTCACCAGAAATATAATCAAGTACTCCTGCATTGAAATATTTTTCCACTGCAAATAGAGTTTTTTGATTTCCTCCAAATCTTAGATCATGTTCTAATGAGTCTAATATAAGACCTATATCGCGATAACATTTTTCACTTAAATTTGTCCAGGGAATTGATGTATACTTAGACTTAATATAACCTAAAGTTTCCGATTGAATAAATCTTCTATTTTGGTTAATCTGATTTGCAGCATCTATCCATGTACCACTGCGTTGGAAAATATTCTTAATCTTCTTAAGATATTTTTGATTTAATGTATCCGATTTAAATTGGAAATTTCTACCATAGAATAGAACTCCCGGAACTGATTGTCCATCTTTATTGGTAGGTCCCAGAGGAGGAGATGCGAAAGTAATTTTATCTCCATTTATTGTATACGAGATTCCAGGTTCTTGTAGTACAGCATCCAAGGTAATGGTTAACGCCTGTTCATTGTATGGGTTGACTGAATTGCCATTCGCATCAACAATATTAAATACAGTTTTTCCTTGTAAATTTCCTTTATCGCCAAAGTTACCATTAAAGGATTCTGTTAAATAAACCCCAGTAGAAATAATTTCTGAAGTATTAAAAGATTCAGTTGCAACAGAACCAACTCCTTTTTCAACTTTAAAAGAATCCATAAGAACAATACTTTGAGTAATGTTCTTTTTGGTACTAATAACAGAAATTTTGTTTACATCAGGATTCCAAATTTGTACGATACTCGTACCAATAAATTTACTGTCGTCACTCATTGAAGCATTTGATTTTGATTCAATCAACACTTCACCAAAAACTTTGAATCCTGCAGGATGAGTTGTTGACTTAATTAAAGATCTCCAACTATCAATAGAAGTTTTTGATTTAACTAAGTACGAATAATCTTGATAATAAAAAGAATCAGTAATTCTTTGATTCTGGTCACTTACTTTTCCAGAATCTGATTCAAAATATCCTTGATTATCATAATAAGTTTTAATTTGAGGAGTAAATTCAGTATATCTAATAGTTTCTAATGTTGCACTTTTATTTCTAGCAAGACCTTTAATTACTTTCTTTTGTCTAAAAACACCAGATACCCTATCAACACTCAATCTACCAGATCTAAATGAAGTTATTCTTGCTCTTGCTACTTCTACATTATTAATTTCTTGAACAATAGTCTCCCCAATTGCAAAACAATTAGGATCAAAATTAGATAGCGATAAAATATAATTAGATCTAAATGTTGATGTTAAAGTATTATCTTTGTGGAAAGATCCACCTACGTTAATAACATTAATATTTCTAGGAACTCCAATATCATCACTATTAATAAGACATTCAACACTAGACTCGGCAATTTTAACTGTGGGAGGTGTAGTATATCCCGATCCCGAGTTTATAACTTCAATACCAGTAATTTTACCTTGGTCTATAATTGCTTTTAATTTTGCATTTCCTTCAACAAAAACAATAGGATTGACATATCCACTTCCACCAGTTCTTACCGATACTCCAACAATTTTGCCATCCTCTATAATAGATGTTGCAGTAGATTTATTTGTGGGCATAATACCCATAACAGAAGGAACTTTTTTATAATCGTTACCAATATTAATTACTGCAATAGTATTAATTTTTCCTATTGAAAATCTTGACCTAGAAATATATTCAATTGATCCACTTCCATCGTTAGTAGCAGGTGCAATTGTATCGTAAACAACTTTGGTAGATGTAACATACAATGCAGACTTACTGCCCTGCAATGGATCTGGGATTACTTTAATGAAAGATCCTTCAGATTGAACATTGTTTAACTTATCAAAATAAAAATATGTCTTAAAAGGAACTTCTGACTTTGTACTATAGTTATTTGTAGCAATGCGTGGACCAAACCCAAACTTAACATCTAAGACATTATTTCCTTTAATTGCTTCTAATGTTTTTAAATTTAAATTTTTGCTAGGTGAGATATCAAATTCAGCATCATTCATTGATGAGTGAGAACTATCAAAAATATAACGATAATCTTCTTTGATCTCAATTAATTGATTTCTTACAAACAAAGTATTATCTAAAGAAAATTCAAAACAACGAATTGGATCTTGTACAGAAATTATTCCTGCAAGTCTTTGTTCTTGATCAAAAAATACAGTACTTAGATCAATTGGAGTGATACTATTGACTGTTTGTCCATAATTGTATACAAACACAATTTTTTGTGTTCTAGAATCATATGAAAAAATACTAGCATCACCAACTGCAGTACCAGGAGAAATAACATAACCGGCATTATAAGTTGACACAGCAGCACCATTAAAATGATTTAATGGTGTTACTCCTCTAGTAACATTAATAGATTTTGTTGAATTAACTACTCGCGATAAAACTGTAATAACTTCATTTCCGATGCTTAATTTATCACCGGGATTAATTCCTACGTTACTACTGAGATTTACAACTGTTTCTGATGAAGAAAGACCAACATGATCAACGTTAATTTGTACAGCAGGAGTATTGACATTTGTTTTACTAAGAGCTGTATCTCCAACAGTTAAAACATCAGACAGTTCATAACCAGTACCTTTTTCGGTTATAGTAACAGATGTTACACTACCGGTAGAAGAAACAACAATATTTGCTTTTGCTCCCGATCCACTACCCCCTACTAATGCAAGGTCATTATATGTGTTAGTGGTGTAGTCCTCTCCCCCATTTAAGATACTAACTTTTCCAACACCATTGTCATTTAAAACCCTAGTGATACCAGGGGTTTGTAGCGTTGCTTCTTGGTAAACTCTAGATCTTAGATAATATGTTGTTGTAGTTGATGTATCATCAGGATTAATGTCAATATCAATAATATCACTTTCAGCAATACCATGTGCATCTGTTGTGGTTAAAATTGCTACATTATCTTTTAAATTAAAAATAATTAAATCGTCACTTAGTAAATTAATTGTTATTACTTTAGAACCAGTAGTATTAATTAAATCTGAACTTCTTAAAAATAAAGTATCAGATACGACAAAAGAACCAGTAAGAACTTTAATCTTTACGATGTTTTGTTTTGTGGTAGTCTCTAGAACTTCTCCAGTCGCTACTGGAACATTAAGACCATCAGTAAATTCTAATGTAGCTCCTTTAGTATAAGAAGAGTTTTTATCTAAAAATAGACTAATAACCTTTACATTAGATGATAATACATCTGTACTATTAAAAGTACCACTTACATCACGTAGGGCAAATTTAGTTCCCGAAAATACATTTCCTACAATCTTACCAGTAGATCCAGTTACACTTTGAGTAATGGTGTCCCCATCAAATAAGTATGCAATTGATTTTAATTCAACGAATAATGCTTTGGTGTCTTGAGATTCAATACTATCTACAGATCTTCCTTTCACAGAAGAAACCTCAGCACTTGCTCCAAATCCATCAGTATCTAAATTATCAATAATTAACTCAGATCCAACAGAAAAATTATTAGTACTATCTAAAATAGAAACCGAACTAACACTACCTCGTTTTACATCCGTAATCTTTGCTAATGCAAATTCTCCATTTTTAGTAATATTAGATGTTCTGAGTCTTCTAGCAAATTTCGGAATATTATCTTGTGAAAGCTCAGAATTATAATTTGAATCAACCGGTAAAGAATAATAATTATCACCTAAAATATAAGGAAATACGGGATCACCTTGAGTATCAAGAGTTGCAAAGTATGCATAAGTTCCTTCAGGATAATCTGGTGTTACACAGTATCTTCCATTATTTTGATCTAAACTACCATATTCTGCAATATATGTAAAATCATCAATAAACGTTCCAATAGGATATTGACTAACTAGCGGACCATTAGATCTAGTATTATTTTTAGTATAACTACTAGTCATTCTAGTAATTGTACTTTGTAAATCTAAAGGATCTTGATGTCCAAATGGACCATAGATTGGATTTCCGTCATAAGCAAAACCAATAATAGGTGAGTGAGTTACTCCAGTATCTCCAGACCTAATAGTAGATGGTGCTGCATAATAAGCATACCCAGAACCACGATTTATTGCATAGTTATTGAAAAAATATCCATTTTCTGAATCTAAAGAAGATTGGTTTTTGTAAAACTTATCTTTTCTCCATTGTCTAATAGATGCAGTTGCTTCAGATCCAGATCCTACAGCAATAATATCTACTTGTACATTTTCTTGTGAATATAAACTACCACCATTAATTTTCTCAAATCTATCAATAGCACCTGCAGTGGTAACAACTGCACGATATACTGCAAATCTTCCTCTACCTGCAGAGTCTGTAATTCTTACTTCTGGTGCAGAAGAATAATACTCACCGGAATTTTCAACTACAATACTAGTAATTTCACCATTAGTGATAATTGCTCTTGCTTGAGCATTTCTACCTGATAATACTTCTACAGTAGGAATTGAATTATAATCTCCAGGGGTATCAACAATAACAGACTCAACTACTTGACCTGCTAATTTAGTTCTTGCTAAATCTGAAATACCATTAATTAACACAAATGGTGGTTTAGCGTATCCGGATCCTCGTGATGTAACTGCAATAGATTGAATAGCACCCGAATTGACTACTTCTTCATCTTTATAACTTAGAAAGGGGATACCATTAATTGAAATACCAATATCTCTGTATAATGTCTTATAAATTTCAGTAGTTTGTATTGGATTCTTTCTAATAATTTTTAGTAATTTTTGATCCTGAGCATCGGAAGGTAAAGTTGGAATAACATGTGAAGGAAATCCTGACGATGCAATATAATATCCACTACCATCTTCAAAGATAGCAGATACATTTGAGTTAAGTCCTGCAACCGCAGCAGAACCTGTACTAAAAATCCATCTTAAGTTATTTTGAGTATCATTAATTCTAATATCATCAGTTAAAAATCCAGACTCGGAAATTTCTACTGATTCTCCTGGATTTGAATACGGCGATTCAATAGAATTGTTTAGTCCATATAAAAGACCAAATACCTGCAATTCAATATCACCAGAAGATACTTCTAGGTTATAACTAACAGTTGTTCCCGGTTGATAAGAACCATTACCATTTCTTGTTTTAATTACAAATTGATTTACATTTTTCTCTTCAAATGTAAAAATTTCAGATCCTATTACAAAAGATCCCTTAGTCTCCCAACCCATTGTAGAAAAAACATTTATCCTATCACCTACAGTTTCTGATGGAGATATAGGACTTGTTAATTGAGTTTTTAAAGATGAAGTGAAAGTTCCATTAACACTAGGTTCACTTAAAATAATATCATATAATTTTTCATTATCAAAAGTACCACTATACTTAACATTATCTACAATAGCAGATGCATAGTTACCTTCTACATTTTGAGTAATTTGCTTTCCAATTAAATCGTTTGGATCGCCAGTAAGAATTTTTACTCTTAATGCATATGATTGAATCCAGTTAGATTCAGATGACTTTAACGTAAAATCTCTTGGATATGCAACATCAGGATTCGGATCATCCTGAATTAAACATTTAAATAGAAATTTAATAGAACTATCAGTTCCTTTTGCTCTATAAAAATCGGTAATATTTTTTAGTAAAGTTCTCTTGTCAACTCCTTCCTTTAGATATGCTTCAGGAAAATCTGCAAGGTATTGTGCTTCAAAACTTTTAACTAAAGAATATAAAAATAGATTGCTAATATTTTGTACAGTAGACCCATTAACATGAGCATCTGCTTGTGTAGTTACAAAAGTACTATTAGTATACAGATCTCCAATAGTAGTATTACCACTAACACCACGACTTACTTCTAAAAATTGAGTATCTGTTCTTTCTGCATAAAAACAAATCTCATCATCAATTTTGATGTATCCACCAAGATTAGGAAATGAAGTTGCATCAGCAACAGTAATTGTTGTGCTTGATTGACCTAAAGATCCAACAATGGTAGTTGACTCTTTAAGGATGTTTGTTTCGTAAAAATCAATATCACGATACGATTGAAGATTCGCAATGATATCAACCGGTTGACCTTGTAATTCTAATTGCTCATAATATTTTTGTATGAACTTACTAAAAAGTTCATACTCTTCATTAATAAAGTCCGGTAATTGCGACTCAACTAGATATGAGATTTTATTAGCAGTTTTGACCATCTACTACTACTCTTTGTATGCTACAAATGTACTCTTTGAGATATCTACGTCTAGATATACTTCACGTTTAACTTCAACATCATTACTGGATGGTTTTACTCTCAGTTCAATACGATTGTCTGAGAATGTTCCTTTCAGAATAGTGAAGTCATACAATTTAATCTCACCTTTGACATAATCAACATCACCAACAGAATCGTTTAGGAGAATTTTATCTCCAGTTAGTGAATCTAGTCTATATAGGACGATTTTGCCATCTCTATCTTCCAAATACGATGTGTAATTGGGATGTTCAAAAACAGTCATACCAGTAGATGTTACAACTGGATTATCACAATCTTTTAAGAATTCATTCTGATAACAAATTTCATAGAAAGAAGATGCATTAATTTGAGCATAAAAATCTTTTCTTAACGTGATTTCTGTAATGTTAGAATTGATTGCACGGTCAGAACTATCAATTACACCTACAAATTTACTATATCTAAACTTACCATTAAATTTTTCAGTGCTTGATGTTTTTAAGTACTCATTAACTCCAGTTGAAACTTTTGCTGCAACTTCAGCTGGAAGAAGATTAGTCTTAGTACCATCAAAGTAAACCTTACTATTAATTTCAACAAAAAGAATAGATGGGTCTAAAAACACTGGTTTTACAGAAGCAACTGTATAACTCTTTAACTTATCGGATAATTCTTTCTTAGTTACTGAAGTTAAAGAATTTGCTATAGTTGGTTTTACAGCAATGAATACTTTGCCATAATCCGGTGGTACTTGATCCTCACCACCAAATACAATGATATCACTCACTGCAGGATACAAATTTCTTACAATAGCAGAATAATCATTTGATGTTACTGCTCTATTCTGAGAACCATAGAATTTTGGTGCATTGAATTTAATCTTTTCAATACTTTCAATTGCAGATCCACCTTGTGCATTAGAAGTTGTTACAATATTATTAACAGCAAATGGTGATGATACTTTAATATCATTCTCATCTAAGAATACACCACTAAACGTAAATGACTTTGCACCATTAGATTGTGAACCTTTTGTTAAAATATAACTTATTTCAATTACATTTCCGTCAGTTAATTTTTTGCCAAGAATGCCATCCCCAAAAAATAACTCATATTGCTCATCATCAATTTCATTGATGAAATATACTTTATCTTCACTTCCTACTTGAAGAATATTATCTGACTTCTTATATTCTTCATAGACACTAGAACCAGCAGACTCATATACTCTAACAATTAATGTATTTAAATCTGCTGCTGAATTCTGAATTTTAAATTTTTGATCTTTTAATGATCCATCATACGTAAATGTACTCAATACATATGATCCTTCATTTAAAAGGACATTAGAGAACGTTGCAACGTTATTGACAACCGGAACTTTAATATCTTTTAGTGTAACATAACGATAAAGAGTTTTATCGTAATTAGTTACAAATCCAGTTCCTGCTTTCAATTTAATTGAAGCGGGTCCTGAAACTGGAAATGTAACAGAAAATCCAAGTTCTGCACTTGGTGATGTAATTGATTTGGGAGTATATCCTAATTGCTTCGCTAACGATACTACGTTGTCTCTCAGCGTTGCTGAATCTAGGAATAGTTCATTGACTACCATATTGGCATTAAATGCCGTGTAGTACGTATTGTATGCCAATACATCTAACAACTGACTTAATGCAGAACCTTCAAAATCATAATCGGTAAAATCCGATTGTGATCTCATGTAATCTTTGAGAGTACTCTTGATTTCGGTGAAATCTAGATTGTTTAATTGAGTATATGGCATTATCTCGTCCTAGACAGGAAGAACTCTATTTGAACAGGTGGGACTTCTGTTCCTCTTATCTCATACGTCATTTCAACATCTAAACCGTTATCTTCAAAGTTGGGAATACAACTAATAGATGTTACGGCGATTCTAGGTTCGTATTTTGCTAGAGACAATTGCATATTTCGTTTAATAATACCTGCAACTGCATAGTCTAAAGGTTCAAACAAAAATGATCTAATGTCTGAACCATAATCAGGATTAAATAAACGCTCACCCTTATTTGTAAGTACTAAATTAACAATTGCTTGTTTAATTGCAGCATTATCTTTACTGACAACTACATCGTCAGTAACAGGGTGTTTTTTGAAAGTAATATTGACATCTCTAAACGTGAGATTAGAAGTTGCCATTAAGAGTATACGGAGTCAATAGTTATTTAGCGATATCTTCCAATGGTGGAGCTGAATCTTTAGCGAGATCTTCCCAAATTATATTCCATGAAACACTAATCCTACACTCGTCTCCATTATGTGGAGTTACGTAATGAGGTAACCAACTTTCAAAAACTAAACCTTCACCTTCACTTGCCTTAAAATTCAAAGTTGGCATTTCAAACGTACTACCCATAGCTCCTGCTCTTGTATCAGGGAATGCAATTGATCCGGATTTTTCATCGCAAGTACTCGGCACCTTTACATAGTAAACACCACTTAGACGGAAACCAGGATGACTATGGTAGTTTGAATAACCACCTTTAGCTAGTTTTATTGCCCAAGTTTCTAGAATATATTTTTCTTCAAATAGATCACGTCCTGCAAACGCACTACATGCTCCTATAATCATAGCATGTAACTCTTTAGACCAATCATAATCTAAATTTGATAAATTAATATCTGAGTGCCACCCATGTCCACCTAAAGAAAATGTTTTATTATCCGGATTTTTTTTACTTTGCTCAATAACATAGTTAGCAATTTTCTTATTCATCTTCTTAAAATTAAGATCATTACGAAATGCTAGAAGTTGAGTAGGAAAAAACTGCTTCTTATCAATTGATAAACCTGGAGTACTTGTCATTGACTCCAACGTTCTACAAATTCACCAATCGCACTATCTGGATTAGGATACAACTCTTCCTTACGCTTATTCCTATTTCGTTTTGATGCCATGTCAAGATACTTGTCACTATCAGTTTCAGTGATGAGAGTCATTCCTTCATCAATAAAATCTTGCCCTTTATCAACTTTATGATGATTACCCATTGTAGCTCCAGTGTTTGTTTGGTTGTTCCCACCAGAAGTGTAAGTCTTCTGTGTTGTCGTCATAATATTCAGATACTAATTCGCTTTTAAATTTACTATGAATGTTTTCACACAATGAAAGAGTATGATAATTCTTGTCTGAAAACTTCTCCATCGCTTCTGTGATCCAAGTATAGTTACCCCCACGGATAACTCCCGCTTCACATAGGATAAAGTTATCCCAGTCTAATACCCAATCCGCATAATTCAATATAAAGATGTCCTTATACGGATCTACACCTTCATCAGGAAACGGAACGTTCACTGATTCAACATGAAAACACTCTCTATCCATGGATAATCCATGACAAAGGTGCTGGGTTACAATACTAGAATAATCAGGAGAAATACAAAGTAAACATGTCTTACTAGGATGAATATCCCAATCGGACATCTTCACCTTATATATCATTTCCTGAATTAATGCCATCTCCTTATCTTGGGAGATAAACAATAAGTCTCGGCGCTTCGGCGTTTTGAGACTCACTTACCCTGACCGCGATAACGCTTCTTAGCGCCATTACGACTCGTAGATGAATACTTCGTATGCTTTCCCATACCTTGACGACTTCTCTTCGGTTTTGCTTCAATCTCTAAAGTACCCGATAGTCCTGATTTTGCTTTTGCCATGAATTAACTCTTAGTACCAATGATTATTGTAGGATAGATTGTAAAACCTGTCAAGGGCCTAGGATTAGGTATCCCGCCTACGGCTTGTACCGCATCGCCACTGACAGGGACTAACACCTTATCCATGTATACGCCACGTGCTGCTGGGTTCTGTACACCAGTTATACCTGTACGTACCAATGGTGGTGGTAATGGTGGAATTAGATTGTCCCACGTGCCCGGTACAGGCAACGGAGGTAGCACAGGGTTCACTATGTTAATTGGAAAACCTGCAGGTACTTCCTTGGTGGCACCTGTACGTATTGTAGGAAGTGGTGTAGGGTAATTTGTAGCACCCTGAATAGGATATGGTGGATACTTTGAATTTGCTTGCTCTGGTATAACAGAAGCTGAATCAATTGCAGATCCATCTACAATCATACCAGGTGTTATAAAATCTACACCCGGTACTGGCGGTGTATCACTCATTCCTTAACTCCTCTACTGCTTTGTACAAATCATTCAACGTCTCCGCCAAAGTCAGATAACTCTGGGATGACGGTGGCTTGTACATTAATTGGGGGTTCTCTAAGTTGGACACCCTCTGCTCCACCATCGTCAACCTCTTGTGCAGCTCTTGGAGTTGATCGTTGAACTTCTGCGTTGTTGATTGGTTCTCTTGAGTCATTGTCTAATCCTGAAAATCTTTTTGCTGCTGCTCCCTCAAATTGATCGCAGAAGGCATCAAAGTTGTTTAGAATCTCTTCATACACATTACGATCCTGCAACGTTCAACCTCCCAGATACTTCAGGGTAATTATTTAATGGATCCTCCCCATCGGGAAATCTCATTGCTCCTTCAAGTTCAATTACTTTCGCTTCCAATCCTACAAGACGCTCCGCAATCTCTTGGATTACATCTGCCATCTTATTGATCTGTTGCTGTTGTACTGCTAACTGAAACTGGGCGTCCTTCTTCAATGGATTATTCATATCCTCTAGAACAGTCTCTTCAGTGATAACGAGGTTTTCGGTCATTTTTTTGCTGGGAAATTTTTTTGGGTTTTGAGGTTTTTAAAAAACCATTTTCAAAATATATTTATCTGTCGCTAGGATACTTTTGTAGGTTAGGGACTTACCGGTTTTTGCTGGAACCGCCAACCCCCTGCCCAAAGTGTGATATCATGGGGGACTGCCTCAAGCGTGGCAACCCTCAGGTGCGAATCCTGTGAGTTGGCGGTAGGCGTAAGCAAAGCGCAGCGCCTTCTCTTCTACAGGGCGACCCATGCGACCGGTCATCTCACAGCGTGGCATGCCATCACAGTCGTAATGGAATTTCACGGGTGCGTTGGCGTGGGACTGACCGATCCAACCGTCTGCCCATACCTGAGGTTCGCGCATGGTCTGCTTGGCATCAGCGATCACTCTCTCCAACACAGACAGAGGGAGAACGAACCACTCGCCGCCACCCTCCTGCTGTGTGTAGAATTTACGGTACTCAGCAGGCACAGCGTGATCCATGCTATGCAGTGTGCTGTATCCCATCTCCTGCAATGTGCTGTGCAGGTCTGCCTCTGCCTTGCCCACGTTGCACACGGTCATCAGGGCATGGAAGTACGTGTCGCCGTCGTTGCTGGTCTGGTGATTGCAGAGCACCTTGTATGCTTCTGCCTCGCCACCTGATGCGAGACCAACCTTCACTGCAACCCACTCGGTGTCGTTTGCTGTGATGACATTGCTCCGGGACATCATGAAATAAATGACGCCCTCGCCCTTGGGTTGCTTGCCAACCTGCTTGCCCTTCTTGGTCTTGGTGGCGAAAGTGTAGTTTGCAGGTAGTTGGTTGGTCATGTCTGCGTTTGTTTCTTGTGTATATCCTACAGGGTCAGCGCCTAGTGGCGGTCGCTGATGTTCCAGTTAGTGGATTGGACAGGTTGGATGCGACCTGCTCTCACTGCCTGCCTGTACTCCATCTCTGCCATGTGCTGACGTTGGATTTTCTCCATGACGGTCTGCATCAGAGGAGAGGGGTTCTCGTTGTGGAGAAAGAAACCTGTACGTGTCATTGATTTGTTTTCCATGTCCCTAGTATAGGGGATTAGTTCCACCCCGTCGCCTCTGATGGGACAGTTTCAAAATCGGTTGCAAGATCTGAGTCAAGCACGTAGCGATTGACCCATACACCTGCCGACTGCTTAAGATCAACCAACAGGCGCAGCATGTTACGGCGTCTCACCTTGTGGCTGCTGTAGTGCCCCGAGTTCCAGAAAATCATGCACTGACGGGTGACAGGGTAGAGGTTGATCTGTTGGGTTGCTGTGCTGTCAGTGTGAAGGATGATGACTGGGTTGATCATTGCCATTGTGGTTGTGTTCTTGTGTATTGTAGCATGGAGAGGGGCGACCCCTCAATCTTCAACGAGTTCCATCATCATCTCAACCATCTCATCCTCATCAATGCGATGATCGTTCCATGCTACCCCGTCGCCCGTGGTGAGCAGGTGGCGACCGATCTGCCCTTGTGTCATGCAACGAACGAACTTAGTCCATGGGTTCTCTCCCTCTGCATACTTGACGCATGCCCTAGCGGTGTTGTACAGGAACTCGTCATTCTGCATCCAGAGGGATGCATTCCATGTTTCGTAGTTTGCCCAACCGTTCATGTGCTTTGTTCGTGTGTTCTTTTTAATTATACAGCCCGGGGCGTCCCTGACTACCCTGCTGATGACACTTGTTCATCTGTCACATACATCCATTTCATCCACGCCTCGGTGCCTTCCTTCCATATGGTACAGTCCTCCTTCCACTCCCTCGCGTATGCATAGGCATCAGTCATGTTGGTTGCGTAGTCACACCCGTGGGGATCAACCCGATCCCATGTCTTTGGTTGAATTGCGTACATGTTCACAGTCCGTTGATATAGTCAGCAAGTGCTTCGTCGTATTCTGCCTTCGTGTCAAAGGTGCGACCGTAGATGGTGCGAGGATAGGTGGCATCACGACCAACAGCGGCAACCATCTCACAGTCAGCGCGATCGTATCCCATTTCCACGAGGTTCGCCACGTATGGGTTATGAATCTGCATCAGAACCTCATCGGTCTCAATGGCAAGGGTGCAGGGGTCTTTGAATTTGTTCATGTGTCTACAATACACGATCTGGGACGCTGTGCCTGTTTTGTGTGCCACTTAGTCAATTGGTCGGGGCAGCTGACTAGTTTGTGTTACTTAGTTAAACTTGGCAGTAACACTAACTACCCTAGCGTTAGGGTTACGTGCGAGTGCAACTTGCTTTGCTTCTTGATAGTCACGAGCAACAACATGTTCTTTAAACACAGTGCCTGCAACGAATAGTGTTACTTCGTGTTTCATTAGTTGTTGATGTCGGTGAGGTCAACTCCTAGTTCTCCGTTCTCATCTTCAACGAGAACAGTTTCTATGTTTGGCACGTCAAAGATTTCGCCTTGCATGTCATTGATTTCGTCAAACATTGATCTGGT